TTTGGTATATAAAATCTTACATCGGGGAGTTTGCCTGTGAAGGTAGGCTCCCTTCCTTTTTGTTAATGATGGTTAACGCAAAGAAAACTCTTCACAAATTATTTTCTCAATTAGAAAATTTTGGTTACCTTTGCATTCACGTAAAGAGAAAAGCCATGATGGCTCAGTTGGTAGAGCAACGCATTCGTAATGCGTGGGTCGCGGGTTCGAGTCCCGCTCGTGGCTCTCTTTTCTTCAGCAAGCCGTGCTTGCATCTCCCTCCAAAAGTTTTTTGTCTGCGAGATTAGCACATCGGTAGTGCACGGGCTTCCCAAGCCTGTGAGGCGGGTTCGACTCCCGTATCTCGCTCAAATACTGATAATCAGCCACTTACATCATTTTTCACCATTAAAAACATAGTAAAATCCATCATTTTCACCCACAAAATAGGTACAAAAACGTGCATAATGTACGCCAATGTGAGTAGTTTTGTGAGTAATATGTGAGTAAAATTGAGTTGTGAGTAAAATTGTGAGTAAAATCTGTGAGTAAGTATGAATAGCATCAAGACATACGTTGAAGGAAAGTCACTGAAGGTTTTCTTCATCATCAGTTATCAGGGAAAGAGATTCCAGGTCTATACCGGCATCACGAGTACCGTCAAGTTCAGCGGGATGGTATTCCCGAAGAGTGTTCCGAACGCAAGAGCCAAGACGGCCATGCTAGCAAGGCTATTTGCGTCCGTGGAAGAATATGTCTATATGAATACCGATCTTCCTATAGCAAGAATGAAGGACGAGATCAAGGCTATCATCAACGGAAGGACCGCATCCGTGGAGAAGAACATCTTCTACTACATCGATGAGTTCATCAAGACCAAGGCCAAGGACAGCACCAAGGAAATATTTCTCAGAACAAGGAAGAGGATTGAAGCTTTTGATGAGCATGCGGACTTCGACAATATAGACAGAGACTGGCTCGAAAGATTTCAGGCGCATGAGCTCCTGAAAGGGCGTATGAGCGGTGGAATCGCCATCGACCTCAGAAATATACGCACCGTGTTCAACTGGGCCATAGATAACGAGATTACCACCAAATATCCTTTCCGTAAGTTTTCCATCAAGACAGAGCGTCAGCAGTACCTTTATCTGAGCGCCGAGGAGTTGAGGGAGTATCGTGACTTTCCGGTAGAGCCTTTCATGGAGAAGTACCGTAACTTGTTTATGCTCGGGTTCTACCTTGTAGGCATCAACCTGTCCGACCTGCTCGAACTTCCTGCCGACTGCATCAAGAAAGGGCGCATCCAGTACAAGCGCAACAAGACCGGCAGACTCTACGACATCAAGGTTGAGCCGGAAGCAATGGAAATCATCAAGAAGTATGAAGGAAAGAATCATCTGTTGTGTATCCTGGATGACGGAACGAAGGAATCAAGCTTCAGGAAAACGCTAGGCGATTATCTGAAGAGAATCGGACCTACCGAGATGAAGAAGAATAAGCGTGGAGCCTTGATTAAGAAGGAAATCAAGCCTCTTCACAAGGACATCGTGTGGTACACGGCAAGGCGCAGTTGGGCCACAATAGCGGCGAGCATTGATATTCCGAAAGAAGTTATCGGCAAGGCTCTGGGCCATAGTGAGTGGGATAGCAGCACCACTGACCTCTATATTCAGTTCGACAATAAGAAGATAGACGAGGCGAACCGAAAAGTCATCGACTATCTGAACGGTTAACAAGGAAAATCCCCACGCCATCGGAAAATGACGTGGGGTAAACCTATAACCTAATAATTGCTTATGACGAATAATTCAAAATCCTAAAAGAGATGCCCGACGCCTGGAGTGAGTCCGAACGCCGGGCGGAAGAGTGCTATTTGAATGTGTTAGTGCAAATATACGAACTTTTTCCGACATACGCAAGAAAACCGCTATTTTTTAGCGTACAATTCGTCAAGTTCCTTGGTAAGCTCAGAGATTTTATCGGAAATCTCAGATTCCTCCTTCTCTTCATGATTCATCGCATCAACAAGTTGTCTCGATGTTATCTTGCGCTTGCAGTAATTGACCTTGGCGCGTTCGCATTTCCATCTTTCCCGCCACAGCTTCATCAGTAGTGTATAGAAGTTTGCGACCTTGCTCTTTTTGGTGATCTGCCGATAGGCTGATTCCAGTTCTCCCTCAGCATCCTTCAGCTTCTCCTTTGTCTCTATCAGCTCTATTTGAAGTTTCTCGTTACAGCGGAGGGTGTAGCAGACTTCAGAAACGAGGAAAGTCATGACGAAGCAATCAGCGAACATGTCCCAGTTTCCAAGGAAGGCCTCCGCTACAGTCAGGCAACTTCCTAGGATGATGCACACGACTAAGATGTCGATGCGGTCGAAAATCATTTTTAATCTTTCTTTCATACGCTACAAATCGTTTTTATAATTATTGGTTACAATCCAGAAGCTCATTACAATATTGAATATCAGCAAGAGAATAATGATGGCCCAGTGCTGCCCGTCGGTAAGCTCGATGGTAAGATAATCAAAATCCTCGAAGTTCTTTCTATGCCATTCCTTTTCTACAATCGGACCGATGTACTCGGCGTACTTTTCGAGATTTACAGGATTGCTCATAAACCAGTCTCTACTCTTTACGCCTACGACCTGGCTATCGCACCATGAAAATGCGTTGCACCACTTGACATTCTTGTTTTTGTCAATACCGACGCACACGACAAGCTCATTCTTGTTGCCGCCCTGCCAGTATGAGCGCTGCTTTTCAACAATTTCTTCCGGCTTGTTCGTAAAGAACAGGACGAACACCCTAAACTGCTTCCGCTCGCCATAGTATCCGTTCAGCCATCTCATCGCCTTCTCCTGATTCTTCGGGATCTTCAGTCCGAGAACAGGATTCTGGTCGTAAAGAACGATATCCGGATACTCGAACAGTCCAAACTTTCGCGCCTGCTGATAATCAATATCCTCAAACTTGAAAATAGAACGTGAGGCTTTCACTTTATTCTTGTAATCATGCTCGGAAGATAATGTGTACGAGTTTTCAATGGAGCCATCCCACGCCCATTCCTGTGCATCACCATCCTTTGTGTAGTAATCCCTGTGCATATCAATGAACACGCTATGGGTTCCGAGAATCTTTCTGACTACATTAAACTCGTTGTCGGTCATAAAGTATTCCTCTTTATTTCTAGCATCGAAATAGGTCCAACGTTCAGGGTGATTGTCAACATACGAGCAATCATACGTTTCCGTACGTTGATGCTTTCCACTTCCAACGGTCCTTGTACACGTGCGGTGTATGTACTCATTCCAGGCATCGTAATGACGGATTCTTGTCACGTAGCTTCCGAGATACTCCGTGTCGGCAGCATTGGACTGCTTGAACACGAACTCCATGAGGATGCCTATGAGGATGGAAGGAACAATGAGTACTGCGTATTCCCACCAGGTGGTCTGCTTCCTGAAGAAAATCAACAGGAAAGCAGCAACCACGAATGGGATTAGGAATATGAATATTTCCATAAGCTGTTACTTCTTGAACAGGTCTACGTCGTTATCCTCTCCAAGCTGCATGATCATCTTTGTCTTGGATGAGGAGATAACCTTGTATTCGATAGGCTTGGTGTCAGATACGAACCACTTCGCCGGATATGTCTTCACGAGCGTTTCGTGCTCACGGATGATATCGAGCATTCTCTCCTGTGATGTCTGAAACTCGGAGCGCTGAATCTCTATGGACTGCATGAGGTCCTTGTATAGCGAAACGTCGAAGTTAGGATTACTTTCCTTGATCCACTTCATAAGCGAGCCGTCTCCCTTTGAGTATCTGCCCTCGATAAGTTTCGGATAGATGGACTCGAATGCGGACTTGTACTCATCCGTAACCTGTGCCTTCTGCTGAAGAACCTTCCACATCTTGTCGTGAACACCCTCAATCTTGCCACGCTGAGCCTCTGACTGCTGACGAAGTGAGATTTCCTGGTTGTTGTAATGGAAATAACAACCGATAACTGAACCTGCGGCGAGTACTACTATTGCGAGTACTGATGCCAAAATAATGTTTTTTACACTCATATTATTTAAATATTAAAAATTATCCACTAGAACAGCTCCTTGATTCTTCGGAAGTCCTCTCCATCCGGAACCGGGCAATCCTTCACCCACTCCATGTCCTTCACCTTCCACATAGACAGGTCGATGTCTTTAGGGAGAAGAGCCTTCATGTCTGCGAAGAGGTTGAGACGGAGGGAGCAGTCAGGATTGAAACCATTGTCGTTCCATCTGTATTTCTTATGTCTGAGCATCACATCGTTCATTTCAATGAACTTTACCACATCGGGCTTGCTGTGGAGCGTGAGACAGATTCCGTCGAAGTCATAGCTGCGATTGCGGAGTGTTCTGTAATCAACCCATGCCGTATAGAGGAAAAGTCTTGGTGCAGGGATTCCGAGCGTACGGAATACGTTTCTGATTCCGTGAGCAAGCCACATTGTTTTTCCGTTGCAATCCGGCAGAAGCGGCTCTCCACCAGTGATACTAATCTCTTCATAGTCCAATCTGTCAACTACCGGAATCTTCTCGAAATCGAACTGGTTGTTGCAGCACATAGGGCACTTGTTGTGACACTTTGCAGTCACCAGCAATCTTAGTTTCTTGTTCATAATCTCAATATTTTATTTATGTATATAACACCTCTATACCCATAAGAAATATGGGATAACCAAGCGAGCCGAACCTTAATTTTTATCAACTACAATATATATAATATACCATAGTAGTTCGTACTCCTTGTAAAGCCAGCATAAGTCTTCTGATACCCACAGAGCTTTGCTCGTTATGGTTGGCTTTCTCATTTCTGATATGGGCACCCGTCGTGAGGTGACACGTTGCGGGATTTACACAACCATAATGTAACTTACCTGACAGAGCAGTTTTATATATCGGTCGATAACTCCGAAGAGGACTGCACGGATTGAACCTCGTATGTCTTTGCTTGGGACTTTGAGATAGGGTAAAGAAAAACCCTATCCGCCGTCTGGGTCACGCTCCAAACTTTGGATAGGGTATATCATTGTAGTTGAACTAATCAACTTCAGATAAAACTTATTTAGTTTGCTAGCGCGTGACTTCTAACAAGCACTGCAAAGGTACGACGATTATTCTTACCCTCCAAATGTCTGATTTGTGTCAAAAATCTACCCATTCAAGTAAAAAGTAAAAACAAAACTCTCGAAAGTGCTGATTTAGCTATGTATTTCGATTGAAGTAAAAACAGGAATTTGTGTCATTCATTAAAGTATAGAATATTTACATTAACCCTTTTTAAGAAAAAAGAGCGTTTTTTGGTGTGTTTTTAGTGGTGACTTTTAGTAAAATAGCCGCCTATCTGTAAGTGGATAAGCGGCTAGTTGTATTGCTATTTGTCTGTATCGAAGCGAAGTCCTTGCTTTGCCTCCTCCGGGGAAGAGACATCCTTCTTCAGAAGGTAATGTATATGTCCGTCATAATTCAATTCGGTAACGAACTGCCATCCTCTCGCTGACATGTAGTTGAGAATGTCGGTGAGGTTATTGAACTCAATCTTCTTTCCCTCCTCGTTACGGAGGGCTACAGGCTGCTTCTGCTCGCCCCATTCAAGTTCTAGTCTGATCTTCATCGCAAGATTGTACGTACCGCTAATGGTACAGTAGTAAGGATGCTTCGCCTGTGCGAAAGATGATGCTGCTGTAAGGATAAACACCAACAGAAATAAAATCTTCTTCATATCTTATCCGCTTGACCGTGTTGCGTAGGGCTTGGTTATTAATTGCAGGAGCCGAAGCTCCCTATTTTTGGCTAATCGGGGCCGTTTTAAAAATCCCCTCCTACCCTCACGGGCAAGAGAGGACAACCATTTAAACAAATCTAGCTATGATTAACTAGAAATATCTTATTTTCCGCACTTAACAACTTCGAAAACACGATGTTCTCCGTCAGCAGATAGTCTGTTCCCATCTTCGTCACACATGTGGCCATCTTCGTTGACCCACATCTTCTGGTTGAACATCTCCTCGCACATACCGAGAATCTTTAGATACTCCTGCGCCTCGAAGATAACGTTCTTGCCTTCATGCTCTGCTCTCTTGAAGTTCTCGATTAGACCAGGATTCAGGTCGAGTGCAGTGACATCGTACTCATCCATTTCGTCATGATAGTGAATGTTGAGTATCTCCAACTCCTCTACCATTGCAGAATTTGTACCAATCTCTCCAGTCAGAGCCTTCATAACGGTCTCCTTTTCGAGCTTTTCGTACTTCTTCCGACACTCATTGATGAGTTTATCCAACTCTTCTTCTGTATAATCTTCTACCATATTCATTATTTTAATTGGTTAAACAATAGCAGGAGATGGCTAATGGCCACCTCCAGTTTTAGCTTGGTCCTCATCTAGACCATCATCCAGATCCTTATCGTATACACCGAACAGTCTCAGGGTACTGCTGTCAATCTCGGTCTTACCAACGATGTACCGCTGCGTCATCTGGATATTAGGCTTACCGTTACTAGTATGCCCCATCATGACGGCAATCTGTTCCAATGGTACGCCTTTCTTGGAGAGATTCGTGGCGAACGAACGTCTGCCGGTGTGTGAAGAGATAAAGAGGTACTTCTTTCCGGTCTCTTCTTTACCTGCATGGAACACCTTCGTATTCTCGTCTATTCCGCAATCACGGCAGATGTCACGAAGAGTTCGGTTGAAGGTCATCTCGCTGATTTCTCCAGGAAGGGGCTCAACGCCCGTTCCGCATACCAGAAACGGACGGAGCTTCTTGTGAAGAGGAACCCTTACCTCTGTCTTGGTCTTCTGTGCTACATACACCAGGAAGTGTCCGGTATCATCAATGTTCTCGGGGGTTATCCTCTGACAATCACTATATCGTGCTCCACAGAGGCATTCCATGAGGAACATTCGCTGAACATATCTCTTCGTCTGTCCCCTTGGATTGTAATTGATGATTCTGTTTATCTCCTCATCCGAGAGATAGACGGACTGGACAGGAACAGCCTTCGTTCTGAGTATCTTTCCGAACGTCTGGCTGTTTATCTCCTTCGTAGCATCGTTCTCACGTATCACCGCCTTGATGGTGGCGCATACGGTCTTTGCGGAGTTTGGAGCGTAGTTCTCCTTGATCTTCTCAAAGAGGTCGCGGAGGTTGTCGTCAGTGATGTCTTCCCACAATGGCTTGTGGCCCAACAGTTCATCGAACATTCTCACGACCTTGATGAACTTCGGATATTTCCAGATGTATGCGCCATAGAACGTGTCATGCCTCCAGGCGTTGCTGTGATAATTGGCAAACCAACCCTGCTTGATAGCGAGCTTGTACTTCTCCTGCTGAACAGGGCTTAACAGTCGTTCCCAGTCTCTTGTCTTGATTCTTAATTCTTCTGTCATAATTCTAATATTTTGGTTACTAGTGGCAAAGATACTAAAAGTTTATAATATAAACCATCATCTTTGCCGTTTTTAACGCTAAATTAACTTTCGAGCTCATCGTTCAGCTCGTAGGCAATACTGGCGAGCGACTCGAAATCCATCTCAAAATCCATAGGGGATACTCTCTTCACTACTCTTTTGTAGCTCATCATACGTTGCGTGATAGTCGGGATAGCGGTATCCTCGCCGTTAGTTTCAATGAGGACAGCTTCGAAAAGCCCGTCGCTGCACTCAACCGGACGTTTCAGCTCTTTGCGGATGATTCCGTGCTCATACATTATCTCGCGGATAGTGCATGCTAGCTCCATCTTAACACCTGAACGCAACTCGTCAATCTCGTCTTTCAATTCTTTTCTATCCATAAATCTTTATATTTTGGTTTAACTTGATGCCCACCGTTTCCGGCAGGCTTGTTTGGCTTAGTCTTTTCTTTCGATATCAAGGCCCGTAAGCACGCCTTTCATATAGGCTAATGTCTCTTCCTTGCATTCCGATAGAAACTTCTGGTAGCCATCAATGATAACGCCGTACTTACCGCTCGGATAATTCTGTAGAGAGCACGAGTGGTAATGCTTTCCGGATTTCTCCTCGATTTCTCCAGCGAGTCGCTTCCCTTCGTCGGTCTCATTTGGACGATTTTCTGGGTACTCATCGTAAAAATACTCGTGCCATAAATCTAGTAGCATATCCTTGCAATCCTCCATATCTTGCAAAATATCCGATAATTTGTATGGCGCGCCGTTAGCACCATGTCCATCCTCGCCAATCCATTTACTGGCTTCCTCGTCAGGATCGAAGTCGCTATAATATTGATACAACTTATCCATGAAGTCAGACTTACTGCCATTCTCGAACCAAATTGTGGCGATGAAGTCTTGGTCTTGTGGGGAATACTTCTCTAACTCGACGCAAACCTCACCTCTTTCGTTAGGTGTATCGTCAACATTATAACTCCATCCTAAATCCTCTGCTAATTTTAAAAAATCATTCATATTTTTAATTTTAATTGGTTAATAATAGGAGCGTGAAACGATAATGTTCCACGCCTTGTTTTGCTTACTGGTTCTCTACGATGTGATTGGCAATCTCAGCCTCAATGTGTTCCTTGAACCATCTGCACGCAGCATCAAGCTTCCATCTGAGGTCGTCATCGTGGATATAGCTCGTCATTGTGCGGGCATTCTCGATATCCTGGAGCATCCCACACACTCCATAGTGATACTTCTCGTCCTCATAGAGCTTGTAATCAAGTTTTCGAACTAAAGTACATTCATCCTCGGTTACATCGAACGTATCTCCGTCCTCGCCCTTGAGTGATATTCGGTCTTCTGATATATCATCTACGGTGCATATCTTGAATTTCTCGTACCACTTATCGAAATCATCAGGCTCTGGATTGTTCCACATAACCTTGTCGCCAAGCGTTACGCTGTTCCCGTTAACGTCCGAGAACTCTCCCTTCCAGTTGATCCCATTGTCCTCGTACTCATCGATAAGACCTAGCCAGTCATCATCGGTTGCCTTGTCCAGGCTATCGAGGTCTTCCTTTGGAGTCTTACTGTGTCTGCGGAAGCAGTTTATTGTGTCCAATGTCTCACCTGGGTAATCATTCTCGGATGCGAATCTCTTTACTCTTTCAATATCAGTCATATTCATAAATTTTAATTGGTTAATACTTGCACCCTCCGAAGAGGGATTTTAGGCTACAATTCCGAAGTGGGTCGCAAGCGTGCTTTCTATCAATTCAATGATGTCTTTATCTTCTCCGATACCTTTGTAAACAAACATTGTGACATCAACACCATATAGCTCTTCCCCACAAGAAACCGCATCGGATGCTTGCCTTGGAAGGTCTTCGATAACGAAGCATAAATCGCTCATCGTCTCACAATAATCAACTATACTATCTGGTATATTCAGGAGGATTCTTCCATCCTCTCCCACCAAATGCCACTCATAGTAGCTAGGTTCAAATCTGATATTCTTCATAATTCCATTTAATTGGTTAATACTTGGAGCGTGAAACAATAATGTTCCACGCATTTTTCGGCTTTACACCGGCAGAGACACGATATATTCCTTCTTCTTCTTTCGTGTTCTGCTTTTAACAGTGAATCCACAATAATCTCTCAGCCACCCGGCGGCATTGCCGATAAAAGGCTCGTTCACCATAAGGATAGGACGGAGCATCCCGTTCTTCTTCATGAACTGATAGTCGATGAAGTCGAACTGGTCATCCGGATCATCGCATTTCTTCTCCCACACGCTGACATCGAGATAGTCAATGAAGTCACCCTCTGGCGGGTTATCCATCTCGATGAATCTCTTCGGCGTAAGGAGAATCGTATCCTTAGGCTCGTGGGTCATAAAGAAATTCTCTATAACCTCGTTGAACTTGTTCATGTCCATCTGTTTCTGGACAATGCCCTTTCTCTTCATAATGTCGGAAGCTTTGAGCATTCTTGTTCCTCTTCTTGCTGTTGCCATAATTCACAAAATTTTAATTGGTTAAACTTGGGGAACAAAAAACCGGCGTGTCTCACGACAGACCGGCTTGAACCATTTAAACAAAATCTAGTTATGATAAGGAGTCAGCCGCTGCTAACGACTGACCTGTTTGGCTAATCTTTCGGTACGTTCCAATGAAATGAAATCGTCGCTTCATCTTCGTAGATGGAGAACGATATTAATAGCTTTGCGTCTCCCTCACGCTCGTCGTCTATGTACTGCTTGTACGCCGGAACCATATAGGTCGTTAGATGGCATTCGTCTTCTGTCAAGTTCTTTATAACTGCATTTCCGAAATCGTCAAGCTTGTCCGTGCTTCTGTAGGGCTGCGGGATACATTTCAGCTCGACAACATTATCCTTGACGGTAGCCATTACTGGAACTCCTGCAATGAATCCTAGATACGTATTACCTGAGAATGTGTAGCTTTCGTCATCGAACATGTTCTCTTCCCACCAGTCAAGCATAACATTCTTGTTATCTAGAGGTGCAGGAACAAGGGAATTCACATCAATCTTCTCTTTGATCTCTTTCATAATCCTTCATTTTATTGGTTAAACATAGAATCGGTTACCGAATCAGTAACCGACTTTTGGCTAGAATGGCTCCCGGCTGGCGCCTTACTATAAAAGTTCGATCGGAGAGCTTTAGCTCGAAGGATTACCTCCAGTGAATGCACTGGAGGAGATCCTTCGTTGCAGAAGCTATCGTAAAACATCTTTGCCGGACCACCATACTACAGGCGGCGAACCTTACTACTTACTGGCGATCACCTTCTCGACCTTAGCCTTATGCCACTCGTTAATCTTGCCCTGGATGTCGATATCGTTCTCTATAATGAGCTGCTTGAGAACACCGAGCATTCTCCATCCTTGCTCATCATACATCTTCGCTTTAGACTCAAGCTCCTTCAATGAGTTGGCTTCTGACATCTTCCGTCCGTTTTTCCAGAATCTGGCTCCGTGGAACATGATGAGGTTTCTCATCGTGTAGTAGGAACCAGAGCCCTTGTATGCATTGATGAAGGCATCAGACTGCTTAGTATCCCATGCGAGATGCTTGCGCTTCTTGTTGAACTCGTTAACGGCATCGTACACTTCTGCGTAGGTATTGCTGTCGTACATCTTGCGCGCGAGGCTGCTAAGAGGGGCATATACCTTCTTCTCAAGATCGGCAACGAAGATATCTTCGTTCTGAAGACGTACGTAAGGGTTACCTTTGCAGGTATGCTTGAATGCCTTTGTCTTCTTTCCGTCCTCGTCTCTCTTCCAGATAAGGTTATCGTCCACGTACTTGCGGAGCTTCTCTATGTAGTCATCTGCCATATCGGCAGCGACGAAGCCTCCGAACCATCTGTTTCTCGCACAAGTATTCTCATGATCCCCGTGGGCTGCCATCTTCATCTGAGCATAGAGCTCATTTTCAAGCATGCGCCACTGGTACTCGTAGCCATTGCGCTGCAACACCTCGTTGAATGACTTGCCGTCCTTCTCCATGTCTCGCAACATGTGGAACATCTGGCTCATCACCCAGCGGCGGAACAGCTTCCAGTTGTTTACGTATCCACCCTCGACAATCTTCTTGCCTACCGCATCGATGGTTGCATCGTCCATGTCTACAGGAACCGCTGCACCATTCTCGATCTTGATAAGCTGGTCATTTCCGAGAGGGAAGTACTTGCTCACGTCAACACCTGCTGCCTTCAGAGCTTCGAGACGCATCTGCGCCTTGGTCTTCTTGGTAGCTGCTGTAGCCTCTACATTGCTAGTTACGATGTTCAAGTTTTCTCCAGTGATTGTTACAATCTGCTTCATAATTCTATTATTTTAATTGGTTACTAAAAATTTATTTAACTCTAGTGGATGAGGCTTACGCCCCACCCTTGTTTGGCTCAATCCAGTCTCTGAGGATAATCAGGTCCTTGTCGTTCTTTGAACACCAGAACCACGTTCCCCATCTGCCGTCCCAGTAGAGGTTGCCTCTGAGAAGCTGGACCAGTACGTACAGCTCCAGCTTGCATCTCGCTATCTCACGTCGTTCTCCGTACATCATATCTTCGTCTGAGAGCTCTTTCTCAGGCAAGGCCTTGAAGTAGTATCGGCGATGTGATTCGGAGCGTTCTGACGGCACAGAATGCTTGTACGCTGCATATCTCTGTTCGATGCCTACAAATACAACCTCGGGTGTAAGGTAAGGTGTGTCTTTCGGCTTGTCTTCCTCGGACATCACTATCTTACCATTCACCCTACATGTTCTCTTTTGGAAGTTGATGGTGAACTTAGCACCATTCTCAACTTCATTGATAATCTCGTCGTATGTCATATTCTTAAATATTGGTTAATAGGAGTGCGCTCAGAGAATCTGTTGCGTAACTATAAAGTCTTGATTGATACTGTATTTGAGTCCTGACGGATCCAGGTAATCACCTGGATGCTCAGGATGATTGAAACAGTATTGTACAATCTATTCTCCTTGCGCACCATTCGGCTCGCAATAACCTAGTCTGGCTCAACCTGAAACGTTGCATTGCTTTAAGCTTTCGATTAAGGGCATGTCATTGTTATGAAGCCAGCATCCAGGAAGCGAATGCTTCCCCATCCTTGGCTTCAGAATCAATGAAACGCTCGATGAACTCTCAGAACTTGCCAGACATCGCTGCAATGCGCATGACTTATCTCATGTATTATGTTGCATGGATATATGTTCGTGATTCAACCCCGTGTTTGGATACGGCCGTCGGTACAGATATGTATCGACGGCGGTATTCCACTCACGTGGTATTAAAACTCATACTCTTGATAAGTCGTGATGCAATTCACTTTGGTTGTTTGTAGGTACACTCATAGGTCTGTTGCCTACCTCTATCTTGACGATTGAGGGATCTTGCAATACGCGAGATTGCTGGTATCACCAGCCTTATCGCGTTGATACAGAGATCGCGACATAAAGAATTCCTCCTCGTGTACCTCGTTTGGCAATAACGTTGTCTTCATCTGAGAGCGCGACACGTAGCTGTAGCAGCTTGATCTGAGGGATGTTAGCCCGCCGGATGACGCTGTGGATTCACAGCATTAGCCGGCGAGCACAACATCACTCGTAAATTAACTCCCCTCTGAAGACTACCCTCGTGCTAGGGTAATTCCCTGACCGATGGCTCGGCACAATACTTTATGTTTCTGATTTGGCACAGGATTCGCCAGAATAGGTGATCCTGGATCGAGTGCAAAGTGCACGAATATCCAGGATCAACCATTCTGGTTAAGAGAACCTGTGGTATAAACATTGCCATCCATCAGGGAGTGGTGGTGTGCGCCACCGGTGGAAGTCATACGGACTGGCACATTTCTGTACTTCGTTGATGAGCTACGCCTTGTGCGTCATACGAGGAGGCCCGAGGAGTCTCAAGTTGCAAACTAGGACTACTCGGTCCCCTCAGATGATGTTATAGAGGCGTTGCCTTAATCCGTCCGTCCTTCTCTCACGTCCGTGTACTCGGTTACAGAGTCTGCCGGTCAGAAGATACTGCGCATAGCTATATCAGCATGATAATATCCTGGTGGAGAGGATCGCAGGACCATCTCTGATTCGGAGATAGGCCCGCGATCTTCGAGACCGGATGTTTAAAACATTCTTCTTCATCCCGGCAGTTCCTTGCGCTAGGTGCTCATCTACAGGGTATTCGACAATGTGTTGTACGCTGCCCTGCTCGTTCGCAAGGCATTCTGAGCACAACCTATCGATAGATACCCCTTGATTTCGCTCTCTGTCTTACTCCTGTTGGCTTTCACGTTCCTGCCACGACCTCGGTCTATACAACCGATAGCCTGAGTCTTTACGTATCCGAGACCACCGACCTTTCTCTTGCCTGTCTTGACCGCACGGATGCAGTCCATAACGAAGGTGTTGAGTTTGTCGATGTCTTCTTTCACGTTAATGACCGGAAGAACCTGAGTAGCCCAGGAATAATCGCAGTACCCCTTGTAGAGATATCTGTTTACTGCATTGATAGCTTTCGTCATCGTAGTGTCACGCTTCTTTATAGTCCTTTTCTCAATCTCCTTCTGGAAGGTCTTGATACGTGTGGACGACAGAGAGATATTGTGACCCTTGATGGAATATCCGAGGAACTTGAACCAGTGATTAGCGTCAAGATACTCAACCTTCTTCGGATTGAGCGTCATCTGCATCATCTCCAGTTCGCTCTTCATAATATCCATGGCTTTCTCATAGTCTTCACCGACAAACAGCGTATCATCTGAATAGCGGACGTAATATCCGTTAAGCTTAGACAGCTTGTCGTCAAGATGGAAGAGAATAACATCAGCCAGCCATGCGGCAACAGAGCATCCCTGCTTGAGGGACTGATACTTCTCGCAGAGGTTATTGTCTTCATCGAAATATATGTCTGTATGATAGTAGTCACGAATGACATCTATCAGTGCAGACTTTCCGTACTTTTCCTCTACCTTGTCGAATGCCCAGTCGATGAATCGAATAGGCACGGAATCGAAGTACTTGGAGAAGTCTCCTTTCCACCCGATGATTTTACCATCTGCCGAGTATATTATCCGAGACACTTCCTGCACCACACGACCGCAGCCGATACCTTTCTGGTACGACGTGCAGCGTGGATGCACCATCTCTGGCATCAGCTCGAACAAGAGGTCGTTTGCTATGCTCAGTAGGATTCTGTCTACAGGTTCATTCACATAGACCGTACGGAAATCTCCGTTGTCTTTCGGAATCTTGGCTGTGTGTGGCGGCATTATCTTGTAATTGCCGCTCTTGATCCTCTGATACATAGCCAGACGAGCCTTTGGCTCTGTCAGCTGATACATTACTGCTTTGTTCATGTCCTTGAATAAGCCTTTCTCGATAGCATACTGCCATCTGGCTTTCTCGAAGAACATCTCTAGGATTCTGTCTTCATTCATAATTCTTCTTGTTTTGGTTATTGTGAGAGGGAGCTACCCTCTCTTTTTAGGCGTGCTTGTTGGCTGCAAAATCCTCACATACCTTTTTGAAGATTTCGTTATTGAGGAATAGGTCGAAATCAGACTTATCTCTAAACCAATGCTTTTCCTCGTAGTATGGAGGTATCGAGATACCAATGCTTTCGAGGAAGGATAAGTCGGCATCGTTCTTGTGTTGTATTCCAACCCATGCAAGCTTTCCGTTTATCACGTACATTTCCCCTTTGTCTCCAAGTCTGTAGTTCACGTGCCATACGATGGCATCTACAATTCTTTCTTTTTCTGTCATATTCGTAATGTTTTGGTTATTGTGCGCAGTCCTTAGCTGCGCTTTTTAGGCAATGTTATTTCATCGCAGGGGAAGCACTGGTCTATAGGCCACCAGAACTCGTTATCAATTCCTGCGAATCCTCTTTTCTCTGAAACGTGAGTCACGGTATGCTCCTTTGACTGAGAATGTATGTCACAGTACACTCTCATTCCTACCTCGATTTTCTTCATATCTATAATGTTTTGGTTATTGGTAGGGAGATTGCTCTCCCCGTTTGGCTAGTCGATGTGCTGGAGTACTGTGTTGCCATTTTCTTCTGCTTCTCTCCAGTACTCCTGATCGTCATCAATCTCAAATTGCTCACCGCTGTAGTTATCTTCGCGAGTGAGTTCAATTACTCCGTCGCTATACTCGTACTTGGCTTTGTCTATAGCTTCTTTCTCACTCTCAGCTTCGACACGCACTACGGTGTTGAGCATTTCAGTTACTGATACATAATACTTCATAATCTCTATATTTTGGTTAATAGTAAGGAGCGACAATGCGCTCCTCGTTTTGGCTAATAATGATAATCGATAACTGCACCGATATGAAGAACGGTACCATCTTCAAGGGTGTTTAGCCAGTTTATCAACTCTCTAGACCATACAGCACAACAGCCTGTCCAGTCAGGTAGACAGAACAGATAATCGCTATTCAGAACATGGTTGATTGCATGAGTAACTTCGTACGGGTCAAAATTTCCACTTTCAACAAAGTTATCAACCTCCTTCTTGATAGAGTTCACCCACTCTTTCTGAATCTTATTAAGAGCATCTTTTCCCTTGAAAATGATAGTGTCATCGTATCCAGGAGTAAACAAACCGCTAAAGAAAGGGTCTTCGTCATCCTGGAAATAGGCAATACTCTCACTGCGTTCCTCATCGTCTGGTTCAGAAACGTAGTCGACTTTTTCATCATCGTAAAAACAGTCCTCACGTGCCCAGTCCTCTCTATCTAGAGGTTCTAGGGTCAATTCGATAATACTACTATGCATATTCTTAATAATTTGGTTAATAATGGAAGTACGCAGAATGTGCGTACTATTCAGGCTAAGTCCAATCTACGGCAAGGACAAAATTGATAATGTTAATATTGTATCCGTTTTCCACTATATACTTGATAATGGCACGTTTTACGAAATACTCCCTATCAGTGTCAGAAGACTTGCTGTATGCTTCTGAGAAATACTTGAACCCGAAATAAACGGATTCCTTCAAGACGTATCGCTTAAACACCTCTGCAACAAATCTCCTGCCGCCCTTTCTGTCTAAAATTTCATCTATGATCATAATTATCTATCATTGGTTAATAGTGATAGCCCGGAGGCTATCTTTAAGCTAATGCGTTCAATACTCTGCGTGCGTTGTATGCGACAGGATTCTGATATTTCATCTCTGCATAGATTCTGCGCTCACAAATCTCCATACATCTCTCGTGTGCGATATTCTCGGACAAGGCATCAAACTCGATATGGGTGCTGCCAGATGATGGCTTGCCCACACAATACTTGTGCCCGTCACGATAGCACACGATTCTTCTGTTCACTCTGGAGATTGTCCTACTTCCCTTCTGTGAAATTGTAATCTTTCCCATTATTCTATTTAATTGGTTAATGGAAGAGGAGCATGCAAGCTCCCCTTGGTTAGGCTGCATCTTTCGGCTGTAAGCCGTGCTCTTTGATAACCTCTTCGATGAGGTCATCAGCATCTTCGAAGTACTCTCCGCAACAGGAATCAATCAGCTCCCACTCGTAGGATTCTGAAGTTTCTCCGTCTTCGTACAATTTGGTGTATGGACGTTTCTTTTCTAGTATATACCATTTCACGTCGCCCCACATCCACATACCGATGTTCTTGACTTCATCCTCGAACAAAGTGATAACACGATTCTTCCAGTCCTTGGTATTTTCATCTACCATCTTCTTGAAACGCTCCTTGTCGCAATAGGCAACTCCTTTTACGTAGTCACCCTGGCAGTATCCTGTAGAGGACCACTCGTACACGACTATATCGTAAGCTATATCGTGAAGCAGCTCAATTAATTCCTCGCTATTCATAGGCTCAATCATCTCTGCTCTCATGTCGTAGTTGTTGATTTCGTCTGGAGTAAATTCCTCTGAAGTATAACCCATTGCTCTGCTGTCATAACAATCAAGTTCCCATATACGAGAGCTTCTGTTATACGATAATTTAGCAGAGCTGTGCTTGTTGCTCTTCAGATATTTCACAAGACGATTCTGTGGAACATACTTATAGACAAGCTCACGAAGAGCATCCTCCAAGCTGTGGTTGCTGGTGTCGTTTTTCCCGAACAATTCTTCCCAGTTGCAGGCATCACTTAATCTGCCACGACCACAATCGGAATAATCCCAAAGGTACACACCAGCCAAATCCCAAGCAGAACAAGGACATTCAGCATCTTCGTCCTGGTAAATGGTGATTCTGTAATCACCGATTTCCTTCTTTGCAAATTCGTAACTCATATCTAATCTCATTTAAATGGTTTAACATTGAATATCCCCATGCTAGGGGATATTGTTAGGCTTCCTCATAATCTTCCTCCATCATAGAGTGAATCTCTTCAAGCTCGTTCGAGAAATTGTACTCGATGTTGTACGTACCGAAGGCTTTGAAATACCATTCCTCTAGGTACGCTCTGTCCTTGTTCGCCTGCTCGCTGTCTTCTGCGGCATCAAGTCTGGCTACCATAGCAGGATACAAATCGTAGTAATCGTCGCCATCGTAGTCCGTCGCCCAGAACGTACCTGTAACGTGTCTGGGATAATCGTTGTACAGATTGGCAAAATTTCCATCCATGCGCTGGTCGTCAAGATGGAGATATTTCTTCATCTCTCTGTTTACCTTGTGGGTAAACTCCCATGCAAGGGACTGGATATTCTTTTCGAATACATCAGCAATGTATTCTTCCAGATCCTCTGCGTCATCGAAATTTTCAAGACACTCACGATAGAGGCTCTCGATAACTGCGGCAAAGCTTTTTACACCGATATAATCGGCTACTTTCTCGATAACTTCACCCTTGTTGTTCATAACAACTTCTACAATATTCTTTTCCATAATTCATCTGTTTAATGGTTCGTAATGGTTCCCTCCGAAGAGGGATTTTAGCTGATTAAACTCTCATTGAGCGTGTACGTATCAATGTCGTACTCGTAATCGGTTTCGTTGGTACACTGGGATTGATGGCGGTAACCGCGCAAATCCTCAATCTGCTCTTTTGTCGCTCCATCGTCCTTGGCTACCTTACAACATCTCCTGATACTACCTGCTACAACAAGTAATTCACGGCTATCGTATGTATGCCAGTTGTCTGTGCGATAGAGCGCATAAATTTTCTTTGCCATAATTCTATTTTTAAATGGTTCGTAATGGTTCCCCACATTATCGTGGGGAGTTTTAGCTAATTATGGCGATATCGCCACATTTTCTGTAGAAATGCTTGTATGCTTCAAGCTCATCTGTCCCAGGAACATCTGTAACCTCTAGTTTGCCGGTATCCTTATTCACCTCAGCTACTGAGAATGTATTGTCGTGAGTCCACTTGATGAGATCCACGCGTCTTGCCGCATTCTCTGCTGACTCGACGATTTCACACTTCAGCAAATCGTCATTCAGGATTTTCTCTAATTCACTCATAATTATAGATTAATTATAGTTACACATTATTTCTGTCTCACTGATAATTTCAGCATAATGCTTGCAGCGATGGCACATTATGTAGCCTTTTGCCAGTAATTTGCTGAACTTCGGGCATGGGCATTTCTCGCCCATGCCAGCTCTCGTAATCTCAATTTTCTTCATATTTCAATCTTTTTGGTTAATAGAAATCCCCACCCGTGAGAGTGAGGATTGGTTTGGCTTAATACAGAAGTGCTCTGAAACAAAGCTTGTCGCTTATCACACCATCTTTCTGCAATCCGTCCTTCCAATCGTTGAAAGTCATATTCAAGTCAAGGTTGAACTTTGTCTTCTTGCCTGTGTAGTCGATACCACACTCGTCGCAAAACTGCCAGAATGCTTCACGAAGCTGCTTCTGGTTTGTGATCTGATATTTATTCGCCATAATTCAAATAATTTATCTTGGTTAAACAATAGAAGGCACGCTTAGACATGGGCGCACCTTTTTAGGCAAATACTACTCTTCTTCATCTTCATCCTCCTCTTCATTGTCTTCTTCGTCTTCGTCAAGACAATAATAGCTGTCAAGCTCATCTGTGCCGGAGTAGCCTTCATCTTTACACTGCTCGTAACTTCGTAGTCCTGTCTTGGCATAAATAATGTCTGTCATCGTTTCCTCGTTCAAGCCATTTATAGCCGTGACAAGTCTAACCTCGTCCTCTGTGGCGATATTGTTATCAACAATGAAATCCCACAGCATAGCCTCAATACTTTCTTTCATATCCTTTGAATATTTAGTTAATAATAGCTCCTACGTGTCTCCACGCAGGATTTTTTGGCTTAGCGCTCCTCTACTTTCACGCTCACAGCATAAGGCAGGTTATCTCTGTCAACCTCCTCCCATTCATACTCAACGTTTGTGCTCATGTATCTGTTCTCCATCTTGTGAATGGCGCCATCTATAGTTCTCTTACTGATGGTGCATCTCGTCTTCTCGACCTTGAACTTGACGTGAGCCATGTATCCGTCATTAGTGAACTCAACGAGTCCTTCTCTTCTCGCAACTGCCACACATCCGTGGAATGCGTTGATGAATACATACTTTTCTCCATCGAAATACACGTCAACGTGCGTATTGTTCTCTGTCCTCTTAATATACTCCATATCTATTGTATTTTTGGTTAAACATGGTTTCTGTGCAGATAGGCTGCACAGAATGTTGGCTAAAATCTTCTAGGACGCATGTACGCACGCTCAATCTCCTGAGCTTTCTTGTCCACACGAGAGGCACGTCTGTAATACTCGCTCTTGTCGAGCTTCTTTCTCGCACACTCCTCGCTGATAACTGCCTTGTGGCTCGCTACGAGCCTGGCAAGGAACCTTCTGTCTCCGTCTGTCATAATTCTAATATTTTTGGTTTATAGGAGAGGGAGATGAAACTCCCTCAATTTTCAGGCTAAGTACTCCTTGATGAAGTTCGTGAGGCTTGTTAAATCAGACTCTATCTGCTCACGGCTGTCAAAAATAGACAAATGCAGAGAAATACTGTCTAGAACCTCGTCGTCAATAATGATGGAAGCATACACAGAAATGTATCGCCCGCTAGTGCCTACACCTACTTCTAGGTTGAAAAACTCGATACCGAACGTATCACGCTGCATCTCCTGCAATCTAGGCAGAATATTGATACGCAAATCTTCTATGCGCTCCTGCCATTCTGGGTTCTCTAATTTCTTCATAATCTATAATTTTTGGTGAATAGAAGAGAGGAGCAGAAACTCCTCTCAGATTTGGCTACTTTCCGAGATCTACGAACATTGTAGGTCCCTCTGCTGTGTAACTGGCGTTAAGCTCTGAAATCTCATTTGCCTGGCTGATAACCGTCTTTCTCAGCATCACGTTCGCTCTGTGGCAGTTCACGCTGTCAATGGATACGGCTACAAGTGCAAGACACACGATAACAAACACTGCGATAAAAATTCTCTGTTTCATAATTCTGTAATTTAATTGGTTATATTATCGTACTGCCTGGATTTCTCCAAGCAGAATTTAGCCAAATGTTTCCAAGCACAATTTTCGTACTTTCTAGATTTACGAAACTCCAGGCAGTATGAAATTCTCCAAGCGGAGTGTAGATCTCCACAGCTCACGGAAATACCATCTGCCAATTATCGTACTGCTCCAGAATATTCCAAGCAGAATACCCCAAATAATTCCAAGCAGAATTATCAGAATATTCGTACTTGCCAGCATAACAAATGCCGGCACACTCTGAATAAATCCAAGCACAATTATCGTACTTGAATAAATAATCTGTCTTGCTTTCATAATTCTAATTTTATTGGTAATTGTTCCCTACAAGCGTAGGGAGATTAGGCTACTAAATTCCGGCAGACCAAGCGAATCTTTCTTCTTCATCATTCAGTCTGTAGATACTGGAAAGCATACCAAACAGGCGAGGACTGCTGTTAACGAGTTCATCGTAGGCATCCTCTGCACTCTGGTCTGTTACATTAATACGCACAAGCGTCTTTCCTATCTTCTTCAAAATCTGTTCTTTCATAATTTCTAATATTTAAATGGTTTGTAATTGTAGGGCGGAGATTTCTCGCCGCCCCGTTAGCCAGGATGTGCATCTTTGCACCACGTTTTATCTTTATCGTCTTAACTACGTGGCTCACACCCTACAGTTATTATGGACTGCATCCAGTCAGTTTCTCTCGCTGCAAACTATTACGTTACCTGTGCCAACTGACAACACATTTCAGATAGCTCTCTTTTTTCGGATATACCTCACGTGGAATATAGCTACATTATCCACGGTGATTTCACGGATAACCACTCCGCACGGCTCACAACACCATATAGAATATGAATTATGATTTCTTTCTAGAACTCTCATCTCGCTAGATGATACAAATTCCCTAGCCGTCGTGCCGTCTCATCTCATTCGACGCTCACGCCAGGAATTTTTGCGTATCTCTCGGATGGATGTCTCTGAGTAACTCGTTACTCTCTCCCATCTCGGTGTGCCTCTCGCACTCTCGATTTACTGAGATACTTCTCTGAAATTTTGGCAATTAGTCCCCTGAGGGAGAATAAATTCTCTCTCTGAGTTAAGCCCACACACCACGACAAGGTTTCCAAAATCGTGTGGGAAAAATAAGGGTACGACGACCCGCACCGCACGGAATTTGTACGGTGTAAATTTCCCACTGGCTACCTATCAGATAGTCAGTGGGGAAAATGTAAGGGGTAAAAGATAGGTAGTTTCTAGCTACCTATCTAGTTACTTACTTCTGTGCAGCTGCCAATTTAGCCTGTAAATCTGCAATTTGTTTCTGTAAATCTGTGATAGTTTCAGACTTTTTCTTAGCTACCTTTGCACCCCCTACAAATTTGTGGTGTAAATCTGACAACTTGCTACCTAATCGCTGCAAACTATCTATAATAGACGTTTGTTTATCTTTGCCGTTATTATCAAACCAAGCAAAGAAATTAGGCAAATTGTGCGTACGTGAAAACTCACTAACGGCGGTGCGCACACATTCCGTTTGTAGGTTGCAATACGCACTATCTGAAAGTACGTACTTTGTAGCTAGCTTATTGTAGTTAGTTCTAGCAGTTTCAAGGGCTTTTTTTGCCTCTACTACTTCTTTGTCGCTGCACTCGCTCAATAGCTTTTTGCGGTAACTATTGAGCACCTCCAAACTCTGTGCTAAAACTGCACTTTTCTTGCACTCGCTAACATAACTAGCTACCTTTGTGCTCGTGTGCTCGTAACCTTGAGCACCTTTTGTTTCTAAATCTTTCATACCTAAATTTGTTTAAATGTTACTTATAAGATAGTGTTTCTATCTCTTTTTTTCTACTGCAAAGATACTACTTTTTTTTGATATTTGCAAGTTTTTTATGTTAAATGTTAATGTACGAAAGATACGTAATAAACTGATATATAATATCTTATAGGTTTTAACACTTTGTACATAAATAAAGAAAATAGCTTGTATAGTTGCATATATGTAATTATATAGATAACAAGTGTTAATATTTTAACATTTAACCAGTTAGAAAATCGTGTCACATTCTTTTACTTAGGTACACTACATCAAACGAAAATGTTTCACGGCGTATATTTATACAAAAAGAATGAATTAAAATACGTTATAAGTTACTGATATTTAAGGGGTTACAAAAGTTAGTTTATAATATAAACCAACAATGTTAAAAAGTGTAAAAATCGATGTTTCACGTTCGTTTATATAGTGTAAACTAACATAATATGTCCTATCTTTTCAAAACAGACCCCCACACCCCCTATATAGCCATAAATCCAGCAGGTAGTCACCTCATCTAAAAATTTTTTCTTCCGATTTTTTAGCCTTCTTGTAAAGTAAACTTACCTCATCTCCTGAAAATATATTTATGCATATTCATTCATCTACCTATTTTTAACATTTGACAACATTAACCCTTTCTTTGGTGAACAAAACCATAAATGTATATCTATTATTCATTAAATGTATATCCAATATGTATATTTATACCCTTTATTTACTAGGGTTATAGCATATCTACAGGATATTTTCCGTATCTTTGTATTGTCGATATTTTATAGTCGACATGTTGTAAGGACGAGCTGACACGTGTTATCCGTCAGAAAGTCCCTGTTTATCGGGGGTAATCCTACACAATAACGGAAAATTAATATTATTATTGTACATAAATGGAAAATGGTATTGCTATAGACACATTGCACGCTCAGCTGCTGGACCTTTCGAGGCATGACGAGTACGGCTTCGAAGAGCTCCGATGTCAGGACTGGGGTAAGGCAAACTCTGAGAAGTACAACAAGCTGAAGTCTAATTTCATCAGGTCAATGAGACGTCTGGCGAAGAAGGCTCCGGTGAAGTACTATGGCGGTTCGTACTACATGTTCAACGGCAAGATATACGAAGCTGTTCCGAAGATCGTACTGGAGCAGGCTTACCAGCTGTTGCTCCTCGACCTGGCCATGGCTCCGATGCTAGGCATAAGTACGGTGATGAACAAGTCGTTCATGGAGGTGATAGAGTGCTACAACATACTGAGACCGACCTTCGATATCGTTGCATTCGCCAACGGAGTGGTTGACTTCGGAAGCGGGCTGAAGTACCCGAACGTGATGCCGTTCTCTCCCGAGTACCATGTCACATACTACCACCCATACGACTACAATCCGAAGGCGAAGTGTGACAGGTGGATGAACTTCATCAAGGAGGTCCTTCCGGACAGGACGTCGAGGATGATCCTCCAGATGTTTCTCGGCCTCGGTCTCATACAGAGAGGTACTGCATACAATCCGTACGAGGGGAAAGAGTCATCGAAGATTGAGCTGTGTCTCCTGCTCATCGGTACGGGAGCCAACGGAAAGAGTGTCATCTTCGACGTCGCCTGCAACATATTCGGAAAGGACAGGATAAGCAAGATGGACTACGCCGACCTCACTGCCGACGGTGACGAGGGAATGAGGGGAAGGTATCCCATCAGGAACGCCATCTTCAACTGGTCTTCCGATTCAGACCCGAAGAAGTTCGGAAGGAAGAACACCGGAATGTTCAAGAGACTCGTGAGCGGCGAGCCCGTCCCGATGAGAAAACTCGGCAGGGATATCCTGGAGGGGAACTCAATCCCCTACCTCATCTTCAACCTCAATGAGCTTCCGTTCCCAGACGATGCTTCGCTCGGATTCATCAGGCGCTTGCAGTACGTGAGCTTCGATGTCACCATCCCTAAGGAGAGGCAGGACCCGGAGCTGGCGAGCAAGATCATCCGTGAGGAGCTGAGCGGAGTGTTCAACTGGATATTCCGTGGCGCGATGGAGCTGAGGAGCAGGAAGTACAGGTTCCCGGCAGCTGAGGGCAGCAGGAGACAGCTGCTTATCTCTCTTCTAGGAAGCAATCCTATATATGCCTGGATAAGGGCGTATGATATGAGGTGCAGCCCAGAGGCGAGGGGCGAGATTTCGGAGTGCATGCTTGCCAAGGAGATGTATGAGAGGTTCGTCGAGTTCTGCAAGGCCAACGATGTCGAGGATAAGGATATCCCTACGATTCAGAAGTTCGGACGGGATATGAGCGACAAGCACGGCTTCTTCAAGAAGAGGTCGCAGGGAGGAATGACGTATCAGGTGTACGGCGCGCAGATGATTGATCTGAAGCAGGAGCTTCTCATCAATGACGTGAATAATAAATTGCGTGGTGAGGAGGACATCAAGCAGCCGGAGAGCTTCATTCAGCCTGATGATTAACGGTTATAAAACAGATTTCTATGATAGACAAGGAATATATCAAGGAGATTATCTCCCGTATCACGAAGAAGAAGGCTGACGGGAATATTGTTCCGGCCACTGCTTCGATGAGCGAGATTATGACTGCTGTCCGCGAGGATGCCCTGGAATGCATGAGAACCATGTGTAACGAGAGGGAGGTAGCGGTGAACAGAACGTTGAACAGTGTTTCATTTAAATGTTTGTAGCTTATGGAAGATGTATATTATTTGCCTCCGGGTGCAGGTGAAGACTTTTATTTCGCCACCAATCCATTCGATAAAGATTACATTCGAGGAGTAGATGAAGCTGACGGACCAAGTTTCAGTGGCGAATTCACTATTGATTCTGAATGCAGAGAAGGCTTAAACGAGCTGCTGCTCGAAATCCTCTACGGCGACAGAATAAGAAAAACCACAGAGCGCCTCAATAACGAGTGGCTGAAGAAGATGTGGAAGGTTTCTGAGGAAGACCTAATGTTTTTCAAATTCGAGCAGATAGCCAAAAAGTTCGATTCTTCGCTTGAAAGACGGCTTTCTGCTCGTGAAAGGCTAGAAGCTATACGTAGAACGAGACATACAGCTTTTTAATTATGAGAAGACATCACAATCCGAACAAGGTTCCTCCGTTCAAGCCGGACCCTGAGCATTGGACCAGGAAGGTTCATTCCTGGAAGGCGAAGGTCGCATACGAGACTGAGGATGATGCTTGGGAATTTTTGAATCAGAATCCGAGATTGAAGGCACTTGGCTGGCATCCTTACTTGTGCAAGGTTTGTTCAAAGTGGCATATTGGTAGGTTACACAATAAATAGTTGAGATATGGAAATTAGAGTTAACGTTTTAGGAAAGGTCGCATACAAAGAAAACGGAAGTAGGGAGGATGCAGAAAAAGCCGAACTATATCCATTTGGAGAAGGAGTGTATGCGGTAATGGATGGAGAAAATTTCGTTGCGTTAAGAGTCGTATCTGGCAAAAAACACAGCGATGAAAAAGGTGATTATTACGCATTCGTAGATAATTACTGGGGGAATGGGAAAATCTCAAACTCTGCAACTATTATAGAGCACGAAGAAAGGCTGAAAGATTATATCGACAAGCGTTTCGATCGTCTTGAAGCTATTGTTAAAAAAGCCAACGATGGTATCAGTAGTGTAAGTGAAGAACTTGATGGCTTTATAAGTAATTCTCAGGATGATTTTTGCTCTATTGAGAAATCTCTTGAAAGAATAGAGAAGGATGGTGTTGGTAGTGGAAAAGGTATCAGCGAAAAGACATTATTGTCTGCTATCGAGATTGTATCAAAACAGAAATAGTTGATAATATGAAGAAGAAAGGATATTACGAATACGACCCTGTTATCTATCCGAGATTGTTATGTGTCGCTATTGGCATGAGCCAAGAAGACGCTAATAAGTGTTTTGAAGGTAGAGATGGCGAGGTTTTGAAGGTTGATTTCTCTAATTCTGACGCAATAACCTACGATACAGTTAGAGAAAAGGAGAATTATAGGCTTTGTTCATTTATTAATTTTGCAAGCAAGGATTCTATGAAGATGGGGGTTTGTTGCCATGAAGCTTCTCATGCTTGCGATAACATCGAGGATGATATTGGTATGGAACACGGCGGCGAGCCTTCTGCCTACTTGATTGGTTGGATTGCGTCTTGCATCAACAAGGCTCGTTTGGGTATTGGTGATTTCGTTGAACTTAAAGATAAGGAGGAATAGCTTATGGATAAAAATGAGAAATTAAAACTAGGTTACATTTACTTTGCACCTAAAGAGTTTTTCCTAAATAATTCCGTCGGAAAGCTAAAGCAGCAAATAGAAAGTAATGCGGATGTCCGAGAGAACGGAATGGTTATGTGTGCGGTTATTGAGGATATGAATTCTGTTTTTCCACACAAATCGGAATATACAATAGCTGTTAAGCAAAAAGAGTTTACACCTCCAATTAGGGCTTATGTAAATAAGGACTATGACTTTGAGTGCTTTAAGCAACTTTCGGAAGCAGAAATGAAAGTTTATGGTCTGCTTTGGTTTAATTTTTGGGTTTAATATAGAAGGAAATAGCTTATGAAACCGATTATAGTAATTGAGATTCCTATAGTAATGTGCATTGATAGAGAAATTGTTGAACCTTATGGTTACGATTTGTTCTACGGAGATGGAAATATCGAAGCTCAGTGGAAGAAGCTTGAAGAACTTCGAGAAACGGGTGGCGTTATTATAGTTCAACCAAGCTACAATAGCGCAATTCGCGAGTTGTTAGATTCTTGCATTGGTGAGGATGGTTTTATTAAGGATTGTGGATTGCATACGGTTCACACAAAAGAACATGGCAATTTCTGTATTGTCCTTTTTCATAACCAACAAGATCTTATGGGCGACAGAGCTTTTCGTATGATGATTATGCTTGCACAGATTTCGAATATAAGGAAATAAAAGTTGAACTTTAAAATATTGTTATCATGGCATTACCATTTGGAAAGACTATCAAGACAAGACACTTCACCGTGCTGAAGTTCAGCAAGAGCTTGTCTAAGAAAGAAGTTGCTTCACTCAGAGAGGATATCCCTGCTGATATCAAGAAGCATTTACAGAGAGGATCGCTGCCTTTCATCAAGATTGCGAACATTGCCGGCACATGGGGTGTTGAATACTCAATCGGCACATCAATGTACGCTGCGCTCGATGAATGTGTTCCTGTGGCTGTAGAAGACCATTATGAGTTCTCCAAGGACGATGGAAACATCATCGAGGCATTTGCCCAGCTTATGTATGCGGATACATCGTTGCCTGGCGATGCAGAATACACGGCAGGTAAGTTGAAGCTTCGTGACGAATACCTTGCCCGTGAGTCTGCGAGACTGAATGCTGCTGCTGACAAGGGCAAGACTGAAGAGCAGCTTCGCAAGGAGAGCGATGAAGCCGTACAGGAAGTCATCGATCGCGACAAGCACGCCGAGACTATTCTTGAGATGGCAGAACAGATTAAGAAGGAAGGAGGCAAGGATGAGCGATAAATTACTTGAGGTCGTTCAAGACCATACTTCCCTGGTACAGGCGCTCCAGTTTATTTTGGAGGCCGCAGAGACGAAGAAACTGCCATCATACGGCGTTCTTCCTACGTTTAATGACGATATGCTTGAAGATCAGGTGCGAATTGCGCTTGAACTCATCACCGGAGAGAAGTATCCCTGATTGAGTTTACATTTTTCTTCTACTTTCATAATATAAAAGTGAGGGGTGGCATCTGTGAAGACACCACCCCTCGTAACCAATTAAACAGAATTACGAACAGCAGAACGAATCTGTGAACGTATATCTTCTTGCAAAGGTACTTGGTTTTGCAGAAATTCTAGTAAAACAAAGTTACTTTAACACGAATTTAACTATTTTCCGCCCTTACAGAGTCCATTTTTAAACAACAAGCAGTCATTCTTACCGGTTGGATAATTTATTGGGAGGTAAAAATGACAAGTCGTATCTTCTGTCTGAAGCTCATCCTGCTTAATCTTGGCAAAGTCTCCAATCATCTTTGTGTAGTCAGCCCATTCTTTGGAAGATGTATTCTTAATTTTTGAGCGGGCGATAACGAGGTCTTTGAGAATCTGTTCCTTTGACGTAGCCTTTGCGAGCTGTTCCGGGGTTAAATCTTCGCTATGCTCGTTTCCAATCTTCTTGCCCTGCACCTCTGCTATTCTCTTCTGGACGGACTCTTGGGCTTCTAGCTTGTTCATCTCTCCTTCAAGGAAAGACTTCTCCCAGTTGAATCCTTCTCCCTGAAAGGCGATTGCCCAACAATCCCTCATTGGCATACCTGAACCACGGAGGCTGGCGTAGATGTAATAGCGAGGGTCTTTCATCTTGAGTGCCTTCGCCTTCTTGTACGTATCGACGGATAACGTGTATCCTTTTGTTTCTTCAATCATAATCTTGATATTTAAAAGTTCAACGTTTGCTGCCTGCGGTGTTCTCTCCATACATTGATAGACTTGCCGTATATCCAATAGTCGAACACCTCTTCTGGCGACAATCCTTCGTCTATCATCCTTCCGCTAGCCTGGATATCCTTGATGGCCTTAATCCAACTATTATAGATATGCGGATAGCGTTTGCAGTCGGCGAGTTTCTGCTTATAGTTGTGCATAGGGCAGCACAGGCAGCCAATCCTATAGTAGCCCTCGTCGTACAGCTTACAATGCTTGATGCCGAGTGTATTCAAGAATAGCCATACCTCATCATCGGTCCACTCTATGATTGGAGAGATGAGGAGCGATTCGTAGCCTCGGATACAGCCTATGGTACGCTCGTCACTCGCGTTGGTGATATTTATCTCGTGGATGCCCCCCTTGGTTGGGCGACCACGCTTCTGACTGTTCCTCTTATCACGGAACTCGTCAAGACCTTCAAGAGAGCCGCTGTACTTATGGTTGGTAATCTCAACCTCACTCCTACCCGAACGCTGCCTGCTTTCTGCGTGACGGATTCCGATGAGAACAACGTTGCCTGCACCGATGCCCTCTTTATAGACTCGGCAGCACCATCGTATCAGTCTTGTCGGGAGCATACCTTCCTTGCGAGCCTGATTGTAGATGCTGATTTTTGGTTTTATCATATCTACGTCAGGATACTGCTCGCGGCAGAACTTGATTACTTCTGGTGGATCGACGGACGTAAGCCCCATGTGAGCCTTGAACTTCACGCCTGCAATCTTGGCAATGTGATAAAGGCACTGACTATCCTTGCCTGAACTGAACGATAGATAGAAGCCTTCGTTAGGCGAGTATGCCAGTGCAAGCTTCTCCGCCTTTCTCAGCAGCTCTACAGAGTGCTTTATCTTCTCCTGGAATTCTTTAGGGAACTTCGGAAGAATTTCTTCTAAAGTAAAATTTAATTCAGAATTTATCATATCATTTCTTTTTATTATCCTTGAATGCAAATAAAGTGTAACAACAACACGAAACATGGAACGGTGGATATGGGTCTTTGAAAGAATGGATGCCAGCGTCGGCTTCATTTTGACAGATTTCGCACGGATAGCTGCTTCCTCTCTTGACATAGAATCCGATAGCCTTGTTCTCCTGGCCATACTCCTGCTCTGCCTGTCCCCACGCCAAAGCAATCACCTGTGAAGCGTTTCTTACAATGTTCTGATAAGCGTTTCTGTTATAGCCTTTTCCGTAAGAAGGAACATCGATGTTTATGTCCTTTCTCTTCGCCTTGGTGATGACTGATGTGTGATATGGGTCTTTATAGCCTGTTCGGATGGAAGATAGGAGCTGCTGGTCAGAATATCCCATAAGAGTGCCCGCCTTGATCATCCTCACAATATCTTCAGCAAAGTTACCGAGATAGACGGCGTTTCTTTCGGATGTTGTCTTTCCGTAGATGTCGCTGACGAGAAATGATTCAATGTTCTCGCTGTCAATCCCTAGAATCTTGCACGAAGCCTTTGAGTAGGCAGAGATGTAGCTGTTAATGCTCTCCTCTGCCTCAGCAGTAACATTCTTGGCGTAAGAGAGCAAGGCTGACTCGTTTGTGAGCCTGCCCGCACCTCTGTATCGCTTACTTGCGGCAATTATTTTCTGTGTCGATTTCCAGAGAATATCTGATATGTGACTCTCGCAGTTTCGGATTGCCAGCAAGCGCTTCCTGCTGTAATCGACAGAACGTTTTAACTCATCCATAGGCTATTAATTCTTCTTGTTGAATTCGTCCCAATGTGACTCCCCTAACCTGTTGCCGTTTGAATCGGTGTTAAATTTATTGGGGCGCCCACGCTTTCTTCCGTTACCGGTATTTACTGAGGCTGAATATCCGTTAATCTGAGCAGTAGCTTTTTCCTGTTCGATGGCATTCTCTGTCTCGTTATCAGCGCGCTGCATATCCATGAGGAGATCCTGCTGATCCTCTTCCTTCTTCTCGCGCATGATACGGTCGTATTCATCGTTAACTGGGAAGTCTGGGCAACGCTCAGATGCAGTCTGCTTTGAGAGGAAGTTGTTCTGAACAGCTGTCGCTAAGTTAGTAATTATTTCAGATTTATTCTGATGCACATAGATTTCCACCCAAGCGTGAATAGGAAGACCGGTCATAGTGGCCATGCAGTTTTCTTCAACTCCGATACCATACTTTGAGATACGAACAAGTTGATCCAGGAATGGATGCATCTTCTTAGCATCGTTCTCAGCAACCTCGATGGCAGGAGAATAGAGCAGCTTGATGGCAACGCCCGGAAGGTCACCCGACTTCAGCTCCGGTGGCTTTACTGTGAACGAAAGCTCATAGATGAGGTCATACGACTTGTTGAGCTGTGTCGCAAATGCATCGGAAGCGTCTGTTCCGTTAATGAAGTCAGCATCACCATTCGTATCGGTAATCTGAATCATCTTAGCCGATCCGTTTGTATCTCCAACAACGGTAATGTCGTCACCATCGCCCTTCAACTTCATTATAGGGAAGGCGTAAGCCTTGTTGTTCTCGCAGAGATAAGAGAAAGCTTCCTCGTAGTCCTCGATGTTCTTCTGTACAACAGACCAACATGGGCCGTCATCGTTTCTTACGTATGCAACAGGGATAAATGGGAAGCCGTGAGCTTTCTCTTCAACGCAAGTGTAGTCGTCGATTCCGAATATTTTGGCAATTCTCTTGATAGTCTCCTTGACCTTGCCTTCGTTAACCTGCTTCTTGAATCTGTAGAATGTCTTGTCATCCCATACCTCTACCCATTCAATCTTTTCATTACCTTCCTCGTCGAAGTCGTAATACTTGCGAGCAAACACAACGAGTTCACCAGTAAGAGGGTCGAACTGAGGATACAATGTGTCTCCTCTATCGAAAGCCAATGTGCGAGTACCGAATTTCTTGTTTTTATCGAAGAATCCGACTACAGCAGCCTCAGCAACCTTCATATACGAACTTACAGCCTCATAGTGACGAATCTCCATATCGTGCATATACCATCCCTTCTTGAACTTGGCAAGGAGATTAATATACGCTTCCTGTTTCTTCATCTCAGGATCACCGGCAAGCTCAAACTGAATATCGTTACCTGTCATGTGGAGAACGTGCTTCGTATGAATAACCTGCTGGAAAGCAAATGCCGTTCTTTGAATCTCCTGGACATACCATTTCCCGTCTTCCGGGTTCTTTCTCCAGATGTCAGGGTAGAGATTCTTGTCGAAGATTTTGTGGGACGTAGGATAGAACTCACGAAGGAAGTCCTTCTGAGTCTTAATCACTCTGTACAATGTATCTTGCGGCATCTGAGGGTCTTCATTATCGGACACCTCGTTCCTGCAATAGCCATCGTGGGTCATGTACCCCTTTGGCGTGAGTTCAAAGAAAGGCTTCTTTACCAGAATCTTTCTGAAATTTGTTACCTTGATAGCATCCATAATCCTTTTACCTTTTTATTTTTCTTTTTTGTTAAACTGAATATCATTACGTAGAACCAAGATTCAAAGAAGTCAGGCGAGTGCCCGACATATTTCTTGGCAATCTTCTTAGGTAATAGCTTGAATCCCCTATCATCGCTATTCTCGTCACGTCTGAGCATCTTACGCTCCTTCTGAAGAATCTGTCTGAGAGGAACCTTGTCGAATCCGTTTCCGGAATACTTTCTTTCAAGCAGAGCTGAGTCAATGGAAATCTGCTTTTCTTTTATCATCTTATAGAATAACCATGCGCACTGAGACTTCAAATCCTTATATAGGTATTTGATTCCTTCTTCTTCCTGATGATTCTGAGGTATAGGTGCTGCCTGGTTGTTGAATGGGACGGCATCCTTGAAGAATCCCTTGAAGTACTGACCGATACCCTGCATATCGTAAGTGAAGTTGCATTCCTCAACGCCCCACTCTCTCAGCTTAGCCTCAACTACCGAAACAAGTGTCTTAGGGTCCAGCCTCAGTACAACCAAGTCTTTACAATGCCATCCTTCCCAAAGCCACATTACGAAGTTATCGCCTCCGGTGAATGCGATATCGGCAGAGGCTCTGCGCTTTCCGTCTCCTGTTTGTTCTGAGTTGTCGTAGATTTCATCAAGGTCTTCCATCTTGATCATGTCATCTCCGGCAGCTTTCCAGTTCCAGTTGGCTTCAAGGTCTCGCATACGCTGTTCTTCGTCCTGCTGGGCAAGGTTGGCGATATATGATGCATCGGTAGAGATAAGCTTGATGTTCTCTGATACGTCTGCACGGATGAACGTTGCTGACTTAATGAACATTTCGAGCTTCGTGTATCCAAGCTCCTCGTAGCTGTCCTTCCAAAGACTATCGATGATACCCTTGCACTGCTCGTACACCTCTTCCCTTGTGTCACCCCAGTAGATTGAGTCCGGTGTATCTCCATCCATGAAGCAGTATCGAATAACTCCATCACGTTCCGGTATGATGTAGCCGTTCTCGTCAACCCACCAGTCAATGAACTTTCTCACCCAAGATTCCGGGTCAGGGTTACAGGTGATCCAGAAGCGGTTTCGGATATGTGCTGCGTTTCGGTTGTTGGTCAAGAGGTACTTGAACTTCTTGTATGGGCACTGAGTACCCTCATCGATGCAGACATAAGCATACTGTCGTCCCTGGAATCGTGTCTTGAAGTCCTGATAGGCTCCTGCGTAGTACGAGAATTTGAGCCATCCTCCGTTATTGAAGTTCCAGGTCATATCATTTTGAGACTTATTGTAAGTTCCAAATTGGGAGAAAAGTTTATAAGAGTCGGTTACAAGCGACTGCAAGTCATCTTTCTCGTTTCGCAGGATGGTCGCATGAAAGTCTGGATTCTTGATATCCTTCAGAACTTCCATGAGGGATGAGAACGATTTGGAGTTGTGAGTGACGATGAAGTCTTCCACCATAAACAGAGAGTTTGTGTTGTTCACTGCAATACAGCAGCACTCCTTCTCTCCTACATATTCAAAATCAACAATCCTTCTTCCCAGTTCGCTTACGCCGCCATTGTACTCGGTACAAAGCGCCTTCTTACGTGGAAGACGGAATAAACGTTCTGACTGATTAATTCTGATGTAAATATCATAATAATCGCTTGCCTCTATACGCTCTCCATTCTTGGTATAGTGGTTCTCGTACTTATTTATAGTGGCAAGGCCTCCAAGGCTGTTTACTAAAAACTTAACGTCTTTAGCAAGCTGCTCACTGACTGTCGCAAACGTACAATGCCCACGCTTATCCACAGTACCATCGGTATCCATAAGTCCTTGAAGGATAGCCCACCTTGTCTCTATAGAGCCAAACTTATAGAAATCGGGAACAGACTTATTGAAAGCGTCGCAGCCGTAGAGCTTTAAACCCTCAAGATCATTACGTAATCTCTCATCCTTGATTCTGTAATCACAAGCTATACTGCCTTGTTTTTGTGCATAGTTAGTCATATCGATGCCAGCACTCTCAAACTCTCTCACGATATCTTCGTCTGCACTACAGAGCATAGCATCATAACTTCCATTCTTTATATTTGCGGTTATACATCCATCTCCAAGTATGGCGCCCATAACATAAGGTGAGCTCGTTGGCTTGTAATGACGATTTCCCCAAGAGCGAGTAAACTTTACAGGCTCACACAAAGGTATGAGTAACTTGCTATTTTTAATCTCGCCAGTCTTCAGCTTTGTGAGGTGGTCAACAACCATCTGGGTGGTCCACACCCTATAATCATCATTGATAGATAACCCGTTAATGATTCTCTTCTTACTTCTATAGCAAGTCTTACGTACATTCCAAAGGTGGTCGTATGACGCAATAACCTCAGACCCATCGACAAACTTTAGTTTGTAAGCAGGAAGTTTGCCGTGGTCTTTGCGATATACGACGCGTTGCATGCCACCATCTGTACCACTAATAATGTCGCCCTGTTTCAGGTCGCCTATACGTCGATAGCCAAATGGAGTAACAACCTTTGTGTCGACAAGAAGCGGACCACCTCGCGAGCCGCCAACTATCTTAATATCAGCGTCTATAGACAGCATGCGCTCCTGTCCGCCACGCTGAGCTATAATCTTCAGCTTGTCGGGATGTTTCTTATCGGCGTCTCTTAATGATTGGATATACTCTTGAGTATAAATAGGCTCTCCGTTATCCAATTTTAATCCTGAAAATACATCTTTCTGCATAAATATACATTTAATACTGCAAAAATATACAATTTTTCTTTGATAATTGCATATTTATTCATATATTTGCAAAATAAAAGGTATATTTATACGTTTTCGAGGTGGAGGGACCACTTTCGGGATAACATTTTAAATCAACAAACAACATGACAATAGAGGAACTCTTAGCATTAGTGAACAAGGAGGCTGATACCACCAAGTTCAAATCACTTAGCCAGAAGACCATCAATGAAGAACTTGATGATGTTTTGGAAGATTTCGGTGACGATGAGGCAGCAAATGCCAAGTTGGTTACCAAGTTAGCAAATCGCCTTAAGCGCATGGACGGAAACCTGCACAAGAACGTCTCTGACGAGATTAGGAAGAGCAAGGAGGAAGCTGAGCGCAAGAAGAAGGAAGAGGAAGAGGAGCGCAAGCGCAAGGAGGAAGAGGAGGGTAAAACCGGTTCTGACGACAAGTACAATGAGCTTCTCAAAGAAATCAAAGCCCTCAAGGAAGCTAACGCAGAAAGAGACAAGAAGGCTGCAAGGAAGGCAACCATCGAGTCTGTAAAGGCAGGTTTGAAGGATAAGTTCGACAAGGCAAACCTTGAATTGAACGACTTTTTCCTCGATACTGCACTCTCTAAGCTGGAGATATCTGATGATGCAGATGTTGCTGAACTGGTATCAACGGCTGAAAATATCTATACTGCCGACTATAAGCGTGCCAACGGTGGAAATGCTGTACCACGAAAGGGTTCTAGTGCTTCTTCTGGTGAGGGAAAGAAACTCGACGAGCATGAATGGGACGACATTAAGGATATTTGCAAGGACAGAGCTACAAAGGCGACTGTCAAGAAATAATTCAGGATAACATTTTAATTAAGGTAAAAAGATTATGCAGTACAGCAATTATTACGACCAGATGAACGCACAGGGTGCGGTATTCAATGGAGCGGTGCTCTTGCAGGCATCGGCTGAGATTGGCGGTCAGAAGCATGTGTACTTCAATCTTAAAGGTGCTGTCAAGGAGGCTTTTAGATACCCTCCTATCGGTGGTGTTATCGCCAATCCGTTCCCTGGTCCTGCTAAGATTTATGCGGGCGACCTCGTTGAGCATAGCCTTGGCTTTGCAGACAACAAGGGTGGCACTATTAAGATTCTGAAGTCTTACGCAGTTGCCAAGGCAACTAGTGCCGCTACAGACACGGATATTTATATCGTTCGCGACGGTTATCATCACATTCCGTTTATCGGTGACAAGATCATGGTAGGCCAGAAGGATTTCAAGACAAAGGGAACTGGTGTTTCTGTCACAGCAGTTGAGGCGACAACCGATGCCACAGCAGGTGACGTTTGGAAACTTACCTTGTCTGCTGCATTGGGCGCATTGACCGTTGGTCAGGTTCTCGTTGAGGCTGCTGCGGTTGGTTCTACACTTCCTGTAGTAACAAACCCTAACTGTTTTGCTCCTCACGACTACGACATGCCGTTCTATACTCTTCCTGGAAGCGACGAGTACGAGAAACCTCGTATGATGTTTACACCGTGTCTGCTTGGACCGGATGCGATTTTCATTAAGGACAGGATGAGTCCTCTCCCACCAGCTGTAGAGGCGATGAATATCAGTCGTTACCCAGAGTTGTTCTACACGAACTACTAATTGTTTAACTATTAGATTGTATTTAGGATATGCCAAAGTTTAATATTGAAAATTCGAGGATGGCGAAGTTCTTCTCTAGTAAGGACAACACCAAATACCTCCAGAAGTTTCTTGATGAAAAGGACATCTTTCACGTAAACTACGGCTGGTGGAAGACACAGGGACGTATTGCTGCTGACCTGACACCAACCAATCGAAAAGGTGTTGCGACATTCACTGTCGAGGCAAAGAAACTTCGTGCCGCTACATTGGCTAACATGCGCGCTCCTTTGGCTGGTTCTTTCCAGAAGGATAAGGGAGGTTTGCAGGTTTACTCTGCAACAATTCCAGACTTTATCACAGATGGTATTTATCAGAACGCAGAGGAACGCGAGTATTTGATGAACCAGTTTGAGGAGTTCGGTAACGACCGCGATGTCGTTATGGAGTGGACAGACCAGGTTCAGGAGTTGATGGATTCCGTTGATACCACCATGAACTTCATGACAGCGAAGCTTGCTTCTACCGGTAAGCTTGACTACACTGGTATCGGTCGTGGTATTCAGGCTCCAATCCACAAGACCAATATGCCTGCCGACAACTTCAAGAAGTGTGGTAAGGTTGCTTGGGCTGATGAGACCTGCGATATTCTTGAACAGATGCGAGTTCTTGAAGAGAGCTGGCGTAAAACATTCAATCGTAAGGGTCAGCCTCTCGTTTGGCAGATGACCGTCAACACCTTCTTCAATGTGTTCTTGAAGAACAAGCAGATTAAGGAGTTGTGGATCAACTGGTGTAAAGCTCACTATGTAGCTTACGTTGAGGATTATGGTGTGAACCAGGATATGTTCCTGAAGGCATTCGGTGACATCCAGGGTCTTTCTCCTATCGAGCTTGTAGAAGAGGAAGAAACTACTATTCTCTTCGATGGTACACAGAAGACAGAACAGGCTTGGTCAGACAACATCGTTGTTCTCCGTCCTCGTGGTAACGCTTTTGAGTTCGAGCACAAGGAGATCAAGGATAAGAAGATGTTCGAGAAGTGGGGTAACAAACTTGTTGACAAGGTGTTCGCAACAACCAACGACGGTATTGGTTTGCTTGCGAACACAACAATCGCCAACGGTGATTATCTGGAGTGGCATACAGACTTGATGTTTGCTGCTGTTCCAGCTATGCTCGACTTCCCTTACCGTTGGATTATCGATATCACCCAGAAGGGTTAATTCTTTAACGTAACTAGATTGTATGACTATGGATTCGGAGATGAACATTTACACTGTGAACGACTACCTTATTAATAAGGTGAAGTTCGAGATGCCGATGAAGACTCTGTTGGGTATCATGCACGACAGGGAGCTTGAAAATGGCATCGACCTCGAAGCCTGCGACAAGGACAAGGTAAGACTTGCCTATGCCGACATGCTGAAATGGTTTGTTCTTGGTCCGAGCAAGGTGAACAACACCTCCGATTCCGATAACGGATGGACTCATTCGGGAGGTGGATATGATATGTCGGACAACGACAGGAGCGAGATGAAGGCAGAGGCTAACGCTATATATGCGGAGCTGGAGCCTGATTCGATGCTCAAGAAGAAGTCCACCTTCCGGGTGACCTCCCACGGAGTAAAGAGGGCGAATTATTCTCCTTGGGGAGAACCTCTCCCTCACATCATCAAATAAGGCGTATGGAAAAGGAAAACATCAGAAACCCAAGATACCCTCACATCATCAAGATCGTGAGGAAGGTCGTCGGAAAAGCCGACCCTGATGACCCGTTTGCCGATGATGATGCTCCAGTTGGTGAGGACAAGGAAATCATTCTCTACTATGGCGAAGGCCGCAGCTACACCGATACCACTACAGAAGGAGACAAGAACGTCGACCAGAACAAGAGGAAGGCATCGATTCCGGTCAGATATGACGAATGGGATGCTGACAGATGTCCTCTTGACGGCGACACCATCTATTCCACTGTCGGCAACAATACCGAGGTAGGTATGGTCAAGGACTGCGAGCCGGATAATAACAGGACTGTCGTTTACTGGAATCTCACTAGGGTTTAGACTATGGCAAAATACTTTAGCGGAAAGCGTCTGTCTCTTGGAGCGCAGTTCGAGCATCAGATTAAGCCAAGGGTCGAAAAGCTGGCGTATGACAAGATGCTTGCGATTATGCAGGAACTTGCTCACAGAACCGTCAACTATTTCAAAGAGAACAGGACGTTTTACAACATCACCGGTAACGCATATACTTCGTTCTATGCAGCAGTGTATTACAAAGGAAAGCTCGTTTACATGGTGCGTGCCTCAAAGGGTGAAAAAGCACCAACGCGAGTAACCCTGGCAGAAGGAGAGAAATACAATCTCCCGTTCTACTACGACGGAGGAGAGAACAAGGGCTACACCGGTTCAGTCGGTGGCGGTCACCAGTGGGGTCCAAACCTTATCTACGGACGTATCGGAAAAGTCAAATCATCAGGAAAGGACTGGGCGCTCGTTGCGATATGCCCTGTTGAATATGCGGTATTCGACAAGGAGAACCGCATTTTCGAGACAGTTTACAACACATACGAGTCTCTTCCAGATATGTTCGATGCCTGCGTAGTGTACGCCAATAGTTCAACTTTTAACAAACTGTAAGCTATGGTAGATATCAAGCAGATATATTTCGACTTAGGAAACGCCGTAAAGGGTATATGCGACAAGGTGTACCCTAGGAATCGTCCTAAGGCCGTGGATACCAAAATAGGTAGCTACATCGTCGTAAGTGCTCCGTACACAATCAGGAACAACGAGATGAACTACGATGGCTCCTACAACGACTATACAACTACTATTCAGATAGAGGTGTATGTAAGAGATAAGGCCTCCTCGGCGAATCCTAATGGTTTCAGTCCTGCGGAAATGGATAAGAAAGTCAAGGCGGTCCTCGAAAGATTCCCGATTTCTACAGACAACATCATCGTTACTAGACCGAACGTTGCTATCCAGGCTGACGACGGCGCAGGCTTTTCCGTGACAATCATACAGGGAAGGTTACGTACTAGATAAGTATTCAGGTATAACAATTTAAAATATTTTAGATTATGGCTATGACAACTATTGACAAGATGAAGGACATTTTCAATGGTCCTAAGACTCTGCTCTACTCAAAGGCTATTACTGATTTGAGCAAGGCCACAGTTGACATCACCCCAGAGGTTGAGCTTCCGGTTACCGTTGACTCGCTGAAGGCGACTATGGATGACCCAACCATCAACCACTACAAGGTTATCGGACTGGCTGGTGACTGGGCAACTACCGCAGAGCTCGGCGACTTCAACGTAGAGTTCGTTGTTCCTTCAAAGGCAAAGGACTTGCTGACAATTATGTTCGGTGAGGATTCTATCACCGAGCTGACCAAGGTTACCCTGAAGGGTACAGGTGACGCTACCCTCGACGCTACTACCGGCTTTACAGGTATTGCTGTTGAGCCTAAGAAGTTCAAGATCAAGGGTACTATCGTCATCGTTGATGACGAGAAGGAAAATCTCATGGTTATCACCAATATCGCTCTCTACGCTACCTTGCAGTGGGACAACTCAGGTACAGAGCCGGTTGCATTCAAGTTCTCTGGTTCTATCGAGGGTGCAGGTAAGCGCAGTATCGCTTGGCTTACTAAGGGCACAACAACTGGCGACGTGTAAGGCTTCTTTAGGTAATTAGATTCAGGATAACAAACCGTTGGGCGGCAGGCTAATCAACAGCCGTGCCGCCCTTCTTCATTTAATAGCATACAATCATGGCAGAAGAAAAGAAAATTGAGCAGCCTTCAGTGGACTTGCAGGAGTTACTCGACAGTGTACTTCACGACGAGCCTACCGAGTTCGTGTTCCGTGGAAAGAAGCACAAGCTCGGCTGGCTTCGCAAGGGAACCATGAGCAGGTGTTCCCACATCAGGGCAAAGGAGAAGAACGAATGGAAGCGCAACGTCAAGATTTGCGTCTGCATCCTCCTCAACAACATCTGGAAGATTCGATTCCTGTATTGGCTCTACTGGCGTTGGCTCTACTACATCAAGGACGTGGATGTGACCGATGTTCTGAGAGTCCTCGATGTTTCTAAAAAAAAAATTCCATCGAACGCATTCTCACTGGCTACCATATTAGCGACCGGGATGACGGACGTGATGATGACGATGACGAGGAGCGAAGTAAAAGCTATCCAAGCAGAACCAGCTGGGGAGCAGCCTTCTCGCTAGCAGAGAAGTTCGGTTTCCTCTTTCAGCGTAAGTACTTCATCGCGGCCTACGACTACTGGTGGGGCTATTCATCGGCGCAGATTGACCTCATGGTTGCAGACCAGCCTCTTGTCGTCTATCCAAAGACCAAGAAGGAAGGTGGTCCGAAGAAGCATACCAAGAAGGAGATGGATGACCTATACGACAGATGGATGGAGAAAAAGAAGAATGAGGGAAGCCTCGTTGGCAAGAAGATAAGTCTTGCTGATTACTTAAACAATAAACTCTAATTTTAAAATATTCAGGATATGGCAGGTGGAAATATGGGCGACTTGAGCATGACGCTCACTCTGAAGTCCAGGATTGAGGACGAAACCAAAAAGATTATCAGAGAATTAAACAAGGTTGATTCTACTGGTAAGCAGGCACAGAATGCTTTGGAAGCAATATCCGAAGCAACAAAAGGTATTGGAGATAAGGGAGGTCGTAGTTTTGAAAAGCTAAACAACTTCGTTAAAGAATTACGTCGTAACATTGGCATATTTTCAAGCGAAGATTTCTTTAGTTCGAAAAAACTCCAGCAGTTGGAGTCTGTCCAGGACGGGTTGTACAAAATAGGCCGCATACTCGGAGAGGTGTCTAAGGAATCTGCTGGATTCAGTATATTCCCTAACAGTGTTGCCACGGAGGCAAACAAGGCAAAGAGAGAACTTCATAAGTTATCTTCCTTTATTGACGAGATTAACAAGCGTCATGGTGAAGGAGTTCAGTTATTCGGCGTTGATTCAACAAACAATATACGTCAGTCTCTGTCTGAACTTTCGAAATACAGAACAGAGTTAGAGCAGATTAGGAATAACGGAGGTATTCATCCTATTACCGGACTCACAGCATCTGACGTCGTAAAGAGTGCCGGATTCCTTAATGCTATCGATGACGCGAAGTTGTATGCGAAAGAAGTCAAAAACTCCATTAAAGAAGTTGAAAAAGCCCGCGAAGATGCGAAAAGGAAAGCAGACGCGGCGATAGAGAATCAAAAGAAGCTTGATAACGGGGAGACTGCTTACTATGCAAAGATAAGGGATATTTTGCAGCAGATTGACACACTTAGCAAGGGGATGACGCCATTTCTGAATGCTACCGCAAATAGGGGAATGACCTTCCCTGCGCATCTCGTCGATGACCTCAAAAAGTTGTATTCTGTTCAGCAAACCCTTCTAGCTAACAACCATGCTGGTCGAAACATGGGACTTGATTGGCTGAAGGACTTCCAGAACAGAAATGGTTTTTCTGTAATCACAAAGGAACTGAAGGACTTTATGGTCAATGCAGAAGAGGCAAGAAAAAGATACGTGCGTCTGTTTGATGTTCTTAATGAATTGCGTAACACAAGAGCTGTTGCTAATATAGCAGGAGTTGACACGTCTAAGATAGATTCACAAATAGCCACTACCCTTGCTGCACTAAAGGAACTTAGAACCATCATGCAGACTGGTATAGGAAATACAAAGAGTGTTATTGGTTCCGATTCTCGTTCCGTAACTCTTGCCGAAAGAGTTAACAAAGAGGTACGAGATGGCATTCGCCTAGAGCAGAAACGTCAACAAGAAATAGCGCAAACAGGTGCAAGGATACAAGCAGATTTGGTTCGCGGCTTCGAGAGAGCCAACAGTCATGCAGGAAAGCTGAATTCAACCGTACAGGATTTGAAGTCACTTTTCTTGCAGGGAGGTCTTGTGTTCGGCGCACAGCAGTTCGCTATGAGCATCATCACTACTGGTGGTGAGATGGAGAAGCAGCATATTGCTCTCCAGTCAATCCTTGGTGATATGCAGAATGCGAATACAATGTTCAATCAGATTAAGGAACTCGCTCTTAATTCGCCATTTACGTTCTCTGAGTTGAACCGAGATGTTAAGCAGTTGGCTGCGTATGGAGTTGAGTACGACCAGCTCTATGACACAACCAAGAGGCTTGCGGATATGTCTTCCGGTCTTGGTGTTAGCTTTGACCGTATCGCATTGGCGTTTGGTCAGGTTCAGGCTCGTGGCTGGCTCGATGGTAAGGAACTCCGCCAGATTGCTTATGCAGGTATTCCTCTGCTTGAAAAGTTATCTGAGTTCTACTCTAAGCAAGAGGGGCGAAATGTCTCTACATCAGAGATTAAGACTCGCATATCAAGCAGAGATGTAAGTTTTGATGATGTGAAGTCTATCTTCTGGCAGATGACTGATGCAGGTGGTCAGTTCTATAATATGCAGCAGGTTCTGAGTGAGACTTTGCTCGGACGTTACAATAAACTGAAGGATGCCTGGGAAATCATGCTTGCCGACTTTGCTAACGGCAAGAATATTATAGGTGGAACTTTCAAGGGTATCCTTGATGTTGTTACCAATCTCGTGCAGCAAATTCACGTCTTAGGTCCTGCTATGGTTGCAGCATTCGCCGGACCTGCTCTTATGCGTGGAGTAAAGACCTTGGAGGGCGGAATCGGGAAAAGAATACTGAACTCAAAGGGAAATATTGCGAAAGAAGCTGAACTCAAGCTTTTGCGTGGAGAAAAAATAACTCCCGTGGAGAAACAGATTCTTCAGTATAAAAATCAGATTCGGATTCAGGATATCCAGGCACTCGCAAAGGCAAATGCGATAACAAAAGCTGAGCTAAGACGCTTGTATGTTACCGGACAGATAACCAAGGAGATGTACAAGCAAGGTATGGCTCTCACAAAGCAGGAGGGGCAGGTAAACAGAATCTCCCTTGGTGGAGTTCTGAAGGGATTGGCTAGCCCTAGCAAATGGGGAGCAGCAGGAGGTTTGCTTCTCGGAGGCATGAAGTCCGGATTTAGTTCTATCATCGGTTTTCTTGGCGGTCTTCCTGGAATCGCTATCTCTGCCGGATCTGCAATCTTTGCATACTACTGGCAGAAGCATCAGCAGCTGAAGCAAGACATGGAGACTACTGCTGACGAACTGAAAGACAGATACACTAAGATTGGCGAGTTCCTTCGCGATAACGATGCGGATAAAGCCATTAAGGACGGCGATGAGAAAGAGATAGAAAACCTTATTGACGCATATAAGGAAAAGCTGAAGGAGATTGCTCCTGAAAAGGAAAATGCTTTCACAATGAGCCTTCTCGAAAAGAAATCGAATGAGGATAGACTTAAGTATCTCAAAGAACAGCTCATCCTTCTCAAACAGGTTGAGGAGAGCACTCAGAAATCTCTTTCTAACGAGGATACCTATAAGGGATTCGACGAGAAACTGTCTTCTGCAAAGGAGATAGCAGAAGCGTTCTCTTCAGCATCCGCAAAGGCGAATATGATTAATGCCACCCAATCCGACTTTGCTAGCTTCAACTCCTGGGAGGAAAAGTATAAGGATGAGGTGAAAGCCATGCGAGATTATCTCATTGATGAGCTTGGAGATATTAGCAACAGCCCAAAGTTACAGGGTAAGGCTAACCAGATTCTTTCGTCATTCTTTGCAAAGCAGGGATGGAACCAGGATGTTTCTGATCAGTTCCGTGCTGACGTTCTTAATGCGATGGGTGTTGAAACAGGCTTCTACGAGAATAAATTCAAGGATGCTCTCGATAACGCAGTAAACACTTCGTTCCCTTGGATTGGCGACAAGATTCGCAACAACCAGGAATTGACAGATGCAGAGAAGGTCCAGGTTTCAAACATGATGAAGGATGCTGCGGCTCAGGTTCAGAAAGACTATCCTTTTGCATCAGACGCATTGAAGCGAATGCTTGCGGCTGATAGATTCGAGGCTGTCATTCATCTCGTATTCAGGAACGATGACTCGGATCTAACTCAGCAGCTTGAGAAAAATCTTAAGGGTAGCGGTTATGACTATCACGAGAAGAATAAGTACGTCAAGAGTTGGGGAAAGGATGCTGGAGACGACTACGATAAAGCAAAGAGTAACGCGGAGTCGGACATTACTGCTGCCAAAAAGGAACTCAACACCAGAAAGAACATGCTCGCACGTGGCAAGCTTTCTCTTGATAAGTACACAGAGAAGCAGAAGGAGTACGAACTCAAGATGCAGGCTTATCATGATAACTGGGGCGAATGGTTTAGTGGTGACGACAAGAAGAAAAACAAGAAAACCGGTGGCCGTAGGTCAACAGGCGCGCAGACAGATAAGGCTCTTGAAGATTTGAGGAAGCGCATCGACTTATACAAGAAGATGTATGCTGAAATCAAGAAGTTTAAGGAGCTTTATGGAGAAGGTGCTCTTGGTCAGCTTGCTAATGACGGAGAGTTTGAGTCCATCTTTGGTGACAAGAAGAGGTTCCCTATCTCTGACTACACCAACTACGAGACTTCCATCAAGGAGCTCTTGAAGACTCTCCCTGCGTCAACGAAGGACAGATTGGACTACGCTGCAAATGAGAAGGCAGGTATTCAGACTGAAAACCGAAAACTTCTTGAAGACCAGCGAAGAGACGAGCTGAATGTGCTTAACAAGCAGCTTGATACTATATCCGAACAGTACGAGACGTATAAGAAAATATACGAGCTGACCGGAAACAAGAAAGGTGCTCAGAATATAGCTTTCGGTGGAATTGTTCAGTTTGACACTTACAAAAAGTTCCTGGAGGAGCAGCTCGATATTGCGGTAAGGCACGATAACATTCAGTCCGGTCTTAACTTGACTACGGATGAGGTTAAGGATATGAGTCTTGAAAATGTCAAGGATAAGTATGGCGAAGAGACCCGTGTTTATGACATTCGCAAGAAGCTGGAAGATGAGAACAACAAGATCAAGAAGGAGACCATCGACCTGATGGCTAGCCTGATAGAGAAAAATGCAACCATTGCCCAGCAGATTGAGGATGAGAACCTCAAATACGAGAGACAGCTTGAACTCATCAAAGGTATCGAAGACCCACAGATGAGGGAGAGAGCCAGTGAGGGCGCAACGAAGGCTCACAACGAGAAAGTTGCGAAGCTTCAGTTCGAGCAGTTCAAGCAGGAGTCGGACTGGGTTGCCATCTTCGATGACCTTGACAGGGTATCTTCGGCAACAATCAACTCTATGATCGAGAAGATAGACCAGTTTTCTATGACTACCGGTTTATCTGTAGAATCCATCAAACAACTCAGAGATGCCCTAGATAAGCTCAGAAATGAGCAAATCAGCAGAAACCCGTTCGGCTTCATCTTCGGAGGAGTGAATCGCGGTAAGGCTATCGGGAAGTTCATAAATGAGCGCCTTGGCGGTATGGATGATACTGCGAAGATATTCGTTAGCAAGGAGGAGGCTTCGAGACTTGGTATCGCAGGCGGCGTAAGAACAAAGGCGAGTCTGAAGAATGATCAGCAGTCAGCGTACGCCGACTCATCTAAAGCAATCTCTGAACTTGCGACGAAGATGCAGGCACTCAATACGGTTCTTGACCCGGTAATCAACCTGTTTAAGGCTATGGGTGAAGAGGATTCAATCCTTGGTCAAATTGTTGGTGGAGCATCAAGCGCATTCTCTTCAGCAGCAAGCACAGCTGGAGCATTCGATACTCTTGGCAAGATGAAGGGTCTAAAGTTTCTTGAAGGTGCTGGACCATACGCAGCTGCTGCTTCTGCGGCATTGAGTATTGGCGGCTCGCTCATCAAGGCATTCGGCGCAGACTACAGCAGTTACGAAAAGGCGAAGGCTGAGTACGATAACCTTACCTCAATTTGGGATTCTCTCATCTCCAAGAAGACTGAGTATATGAATATCCATTGGGGCACAGAGGCTACAGAGGCATCCAAGGAAGCCCAGGAAATGCTTAAGGCGGAGATTGAGCAGACTAAGGTTATCGCGCAGAAGAGGCTCAATGCCGGTGCGTCAGCTGGCTCCCACTCTATCAAATATAGAATGTGGAAGGGTTCATACAAGTACAATGGTCAGAACTGGCGAGATGTTGCCGGAGAAATCTCTTCGAAATACGGAGTCCAGTTCAACGGCATGGAAGACATGCTCAACATGAACGCTGATACATTGTCGAAGATTAAGAAGGATTACACTGGTCTTTGGGCTAACATGGACTCAGATTTCAGAGATTACCTGGAAAAGCTCATTCAGTATGGCGAGAAGGCAGATGACATGATTGAGGCTCTTACAGAGAAACTGACCGGTAACAAGTTCTCTGACTTGGTGTCTTCCTGGGGCGATGCAATGGCAACGATGGCTAACTCGTCAGATAATCTCGTTGATCATTTCGAGGAGAATCTGAAGAAGACCATCTTGAACTCCATGATTGAGAATATATATGGAGACAAGATTAAGGCTCTTTTGAAGAAGGCTCAGGGGTACGCAGAGAATAGTGACAAGATTAAGGATTCCGACGGAAATGTCATTTCAGAATACACAGGAGCCGAGTATGCCGACATAAAGAACAGCACAGATGAGCTCTCAAAGCAGATAGAAGCTACCCGTGACTATCTTAAGAAAGAATATGGATGGTCTGACAACAGCAGCTCCTCTTCAAGAAACTCAGTCAAGAGTATTACCGAGGAGACCGGAGACTTGATCGCCTCCTACCTCAACGCAATCAGGCTCGATTGCTCTGTTATGAGAGCCGAGCAGGCTAAGTACTATCCAGAGATGAGCGAGATTGCAAAATCTCAGTTAACACAGCTCAATGCGATTGCTCGGAATACACTTCGAAATGCGGATGCTGCCGAGAGAATCGAAAGTATCTTTACGGAGTACAATGACAACTTCAACAGAGTTCTTAACGGAACGAAGTCTTTGAAGATGAAATAACGACTAAGGGTATGGGGTAACTCTCATACCCTTTTTATTCTAGCCTATGAGAGTACGTGTTAATTTATGTATTTTTATACATACTTACTTGCATATTTATGTATTATTTTGTATATTTGCAATTATAAAAAGTTGATTTAAGGTATGAAAGATTATTTCAGGATATACATGCAGAAGGAAGGCGATGGGAACGAGGTGAAGGACTCCATCGCCGACTTCGGTATGTATGTTAGCGAGAGTCCGTTCAAGCCTTGCGATTCAGTCAAGGAACCTGTGAAAAGGGAATGGCACGACGAGCATGGTGACGACGAGTATATTGGCAAGGATGGTCTCTATATGGCGGCATACGAGAACAAGGTCAAGTTTCTGTTCAAGGGTAATGCCTTCGGCGCAAACGAGAAGTGTAAGGCTTTCATCGACTATCTCCGCAAGTCTGGCATGATGAAGATGTACTGCGACTTCAACAAGATAGGAAGGCAGCATGTGAGACTGAAGAGCATTGATCCAGACCTGTACAGATACCCGGGCAACGAGGACTTGCTAGTCCTCTCTATTACTTTCAAAATTAACGACCCTGTTACTGACATCAAGCCAATTATGGATGCGCAGGGCAGGATTTCAAATTTAGGATAACACAGACACATGAGTACTTGGAATATTTATCATAAGGATGGCTCGAAGCTGACAGACGTTAACGGAGAGCAGATAACCGTTCATGGATTGGAATACTCCGATTCTTGGATGGGTGAGTGCTTCGTGACTATCAATTTCAAGCATGAAGTGCCTATCAACTTTCAGATAGGCGACTATATTGTCTATCGTGGCGAGCGTTTTGAGCTCAACTACGAGCCGGGCAAGGATAAGCAGGCCAGACCCGACACATACGGAGAGGGCTTCGTATATGACAGCGTGAAGTTCAACGCATTGCAGGATGAGCTTGCTAGAGCTGAATTCCTCGATGTGGTATTGAACGACAACGAACTTCACTACACTTCCCTACCGAAATTTCCATTCTTCGTACAGACTTTGGACGATTTGCTCGACAGGATCCAGGCGAACCTCGACGAGCAGATTGGTGCGGGTCTTTGGAAGATTTACTCCCGAAACAAGGACCGTTCCGTTCAGCGTGGAGCCCTTGAAAGTGAGTGGTTGTCGGTTTATGGAGAGAAAACCGAAGATAACGTCATCGAATCGATGTCTATTACAGTGGACTCACAGACCTGTTGGCAGGCCCTTGCGCTTGTGAACGAGAAGTGGGACATAAACTTCATAGTCAGAGGAAGAAACATCTATGTCGGTACTACAGGAATTGAAGCCGGACACATCTTCTCCTATGGTCTCGGCAAGGGACTCTACGAGATTGTGCAGAACGCTGATTCTGAACAGAGCGTCATTACAAGACTGAGGGCTTACGGTTCCGAAAAGAATCTTCCTTCTCATTACTATGCGGACCTTGGTGTCAAGTACGTTGCGAATATTACAAAAGTCATCGGGGCAAGCACGAATGTTGAACTCGAATTGGACATCGATTATATAGAGACGTATTTCAAGAATAAGAGAAAATACGTCGTTTCCGGCGAATCTCAGGAGCAGTCTAACGGATGGGTTCTTCAGGTAACGTTCGATTTTCAGACTACAATTACCGGTTATGTAACACAGTCTGGCAGCTCTGGCAAATGCAGGTTCTACTCCGAGTTAAAGGGAGGACAGGTAGATAGCGGAGACGAGGAATCGAAGGAGAAACTCGACGCATTCATCGCTCAGGTCAATGCCGGAAACACGAAGATGTATATCACGTCCGGTCTCAACAAGAAGGTGGTTCCTTCATCGATGAAGGAGTATGCGGAGAATCTTCCGAACAATATGGCGGTAAACAGGCTTATGCTGCCAGGATTTCCTCACGTATCTCTGAGTGATTTCTACGACTCTCTTACTGAACAGGAAAAGAAGTATGTGAATCCAACCGGGAAACTGCATAAATTCTCTACTGATCCATATAGGCCATACATCGATTCTCTCAATATAGAGGAGATTGGACTCCGTTCGGCATCGCAGTTCTTTGATACAGATGATAAGACGAATGGAGTTATTGAAATCTACCCTACTATCGAGGAAATGGAAATCGGTGGTGTGCGTGTTGATGAGATTGACGAAGGTGTCGCTCCTGATGACGACGGAAGGTTTGGCGACAACGAAACAGTAAAGAATATTGATATACACCTCAATAAGGCTATCGATTTCGACATCAACGACCTTAAGGATGATGACTTCTCTATCTCTATGAAGGATGGTATGTGCGGCGGACGAACATTCAAAGTGGCATCCTCAACCAAGGTTGATGGTAGATGGAGACTTACTATCGAGAGAATCAAGGATGACGCTCTTGAGCTTTGGTTTCCATACAAAGACTACCCTATCAAGAATGGCGACCATTTCGTTCTTACCGGCATCACTCTTCCTGATTCGTATGTGAAAGCTGCATCATTGAAGCTCCTTAAGTATGCTATTGCGCTCCTTGACAAGAATGACTACACAAGGTATGTCTATCAGCCTAAGGTTGACGAGCTTTTTATGGCGAGACAGCACGATAAGGCGCAGGCAGACGAAACCGGAACTATCAAGAGCCTGCACGATACACTGAAGGCCGGCGACCTGATGAACTTCAATGATACAGACCTCAATATCGAAGGAATCATCTCTATCGACCAGCTCACGATCAAGGAAGAAGATGGCAAGATTCCGACATACGACATAACACTTCGCGAGGACAAGGAGGTTGGAACCATTCAGAAGATTCAGCAGCAGATTTCATCACTCCAAAGCGGAAATGGAGGAACTGGAGCAGGATTGACAACTACACAGGTTAAGAATCAGGTCGCAACAGAGGGAAGCAAGCACTTCATCTCAAAGATAAACGATGACACCGCCAAGGGTACTATCACTTGGGAAAAGGTGCAGAAGCTTGTAAGTGGTCTGCTTGTCGGTAACTTCAATTCCGAGAACGGCGGCTCGTGGACTCCCGATACAGAAGGTCGCTCGCATCTCATCACCGATTACCTGGAGGTGAGAATGAAGGCTATCTTCGAGGAGTTGGTTATCAAAAAGACATCTACTATCAGTGGTAAGGAGATAATCTCTCCTGCTGGCGGTGTGGTGGCTCACAAGGTAGAAGAGGTTACTGTGACATATAATAATGTGTCACAGAAGGCTTATCGTTGCTATTTCTTAGCAGAGCAGGAAGGCGATGCCGTGGATAATGATTTCGCTATTGGCGACCAGGTGCGTTCAGAGTCATTCAACGTTCGCAAGGGCACTTATCATAAGGTGGGTAATCACTTTTACTGGCGATTGATAATCGGTCGTGATGAGGAACCTGTAGAGCTGGAAGGAAAGAAGTATCACTACATCGACCTCTCCGATACCGATTGCGCTACGGCAAGCGATATTCCTGCTAAAGGTGATGTGTTGTCGCAGTGCGGTAATAGAACCGATGTAGAACGTCAGAACTGCCTTATCTTCTCGGCGGTAGATACCTATTCGCCATCCATCAGCCTCTACCACGGCATCAACAGCTACTCCTTTGCAAACAAGGAATATGTGGAATATGGTGTGAATAAGCAGACCAACAAGGCGTTCTTCAATGTTTATGGTGATATGTATGTAGGCGACCGACCTACTAAGGAGAATGGCTATGAGGGTAGTAGCTACATCAAGTATGACAGCGCAGCCAAGCAGGTATCCGTTAAAGGCAAAATCTCAGCCAAATCAACCGTGGATGGCAAGGAACTGTCTCAGTACATCAAGGATAACTCAGCAGGAGGCTTGACCGAGGAGCAGGTAAATAATCTCATCAAGAACTCGCAGGTCATTGCCGACTTGCAGAATCAGGTGGATGGTGCTATCGAGACGTGGTTCTATGAAGGTGTGCCTACCTTGAAGAATGCGCCAGCAAGCAGTTGGACGACCGATAAGGATAAAGATACCCATCTCGGCGACCTTTACTACGACAACAAGACGGGCAAGGCATACCGCTTTGCCAAGGATGGTAGTACCTATAAGTGGACAGTCATCACGGACACCGATATTGCCAAGGCTCTCTCAGATGCTGCTAAGGCGCAGGAGACCGCAGACGGCAAGATGAAGGTATTCAGCACACATCCTATTCCGCCTTATCAGTTGGGCGACATTTGGGTAAACGCTACCTATCCTACAGATGGCAGCATCTACAAGAATGAAATCCTGCGCTGCCAGACTGCCAAGGCAAAAGGTTCGTCATTTGCCATCGCTGACTGGACTAAGGCTTCCAAGTACACCGATGATTCTGCCCTCAATACCTTCAAGGAAAAGTACAAGAACGATATGGCTAGCTACAAGGAGCAGCTTGATGAAAAAGTGGAGACATGGTTCTACAACTATGCTCCTACTACTCAGAATAAGCCTGCTTCTGACTGGACTACCGATACGTTGAAGTCGCAGCACGCTGGCGACCTGTTCTACAATACGTCTAATGGCTACACATACCGTTGGACGGGTACGGCATGGGAGAGAATCAAGGATAACGACATCAACACTGCTATGACCGCAGCAAGCAAGGCGCAGGACACGGCAGATGGAAAGCGTACCGTTTTCACCTCTCAGCCTACTGTTCCTTATGACGAGGGCGACCTGTGGGCTAGCGGCGGAGATGATGGCAAGACTCTGATGGTGTGCGTTAAGAGTAGAGTCACTGGCAGCTTCACCTCATCAGAATGGGTAAAGGCTAATGATTCCGACCTCAACGCATTCGCCAAGACCATAGAGGAGAGCTTGAAGGGAATACGAGACCAGCTCGACAAGAAGGCTGAGACTTGGTATCAGCCTTCTGACCCGAGCGCATCCTGGACTACCGATGATGCCAAGAAGGAGCACAAAGGCGACCTGTGGTATAACACAAGCAACAACCAGACTTTCTTCTGGAATGGTACGAAATGGGATAAGCAGGACGTGCCTACCGAGGTTTTCGACAAGATAGATGGCAAATCCAGCATCTATGTAAGCAAGCCTGCATCCTATGAGGAACGTGACCTCTGGATTTTGGAGGCAGCATATACTCTCGGTGGTGTTGCATACTCTAAGGGCGAGCTTGTCGTGGCAACCAAGACCAATGCTTCATTCAGCGCAGCCGATTGGACTAAGAAAGTGAAGTACACAGACGATACTGTAGCGAACGCAGCAAAGAAGGCAGCGGAAGAGGCGAAGAAGGCGGCAGATACCGCACAGACGAATGTTACGAATCTCGGCAAGACCGTTACAAGCAACAAGAAGGCATTCGATAATTATGTTACGGATGGCTATCTAGAGCCTTCTGAGATTGCGGCTATGGCGCAGGATTCCAAGCGACTTGAAGATGCTTTTGCAGCCGCCGAGAAATCTTACATTGAGGTGAAGGAAGCAGCGGTACTGAAGGACACCAAGGAACTCACTGACCTCAACACTGCTTTTGCAACACTCACTACTGCCAAGACGGAACTCGTCACGTATCTCTCCGATATTTCGGCAAGATATAATAAGGCTGATACTAACGGCAAGGCAACCATCGTCTCAGCAGTGGGAACGAAATTTACCAACTTCCAGGGTGCGTATTCGGCTTTCTACGACAAACTGGGTCTGGCGAACGCATATATCACTCGCAAGATATATGGCGACCTCGGTGTAGTTATAGGTGACGTAACCAGCCTTGCTTATTTAAAGAAGGCTCTGATGGATACTCCCGATACTGAGATTAACGGAGGTCTGATTCTTACATCACTCATCGGTTTGCGAGACACGGGCGGAAACACTACGGCAGGTATCAATGGTATAACGGAGAAGTCTGCAAAGGGAGGCGGTGTTGCCGCTTGGTTCGGTGGCGAAATGGTCGATAAGGACTACAACGATGGCTCTAAGACTCCTGCCAACACCATCTTCCGCTTCGATGGTTCTGGCTACGTGGCAGGTGGTGCAATCTGGTGGGGAACAGATGGTAGAGTTCACGCAGACCCGACATCGTTTATCATCAGTGAGAAGAATCTGGGCGCATACCTCACCTTCTTCGAGCCGACTTGGAAATCAGGAAGCGCAGGAACGAGCGTTGCAGACCTTGTGTCTTTGAAGCCAAACGCTCCATTCTCTAAACTTGGCGTATCGGGCGATGCTACCTTCGAGGGTGCAATCACCTTTCATGGAATCAAGCTCACGTATGATGCAACTAACAAGGCAATCAAGATAGATGGTAATCTCTATGCCACAGGCGGTATCACAGCATACGGAGCAGGAACGTCAACATCAACTGGCGGCGGTTTGAATGGTAGTGTAAAGAGCTATGCAGATGCCTTGAAGCTCACATCAGAATCGCTGTCTGAGGTTGCTTCTGCCTACTCCATCAAGGCTCTCAGCAGACGAATTGATAACATTGCTACAGAGCTTGGTGGTCTTAGCCTCTCTTGGGATAACATCACTGGCAAACCATCTACGTTTGCACCTAGTGCGCACACTCATAAGTGGGCTGAAATCACCGACCGCATCACGAAGGTAAGCCAACTTACTAACGATAGCGGTTATACAAAGAATACTGGTACTGTTACATCTGTTAGTCTTACTCTTCCTGCTGGTTTGACTTGTGCAACAAAGACCATCACAACAAGTGGTACGTTTGCCATCAGTCTTGCTTCTGGTTACTCTATTCCTACTACTGCAAAACAGACAGCTTGGGATGGTGCGGTATCAGCAAAGCATACTCATAGCAATAAGTCTGTACTGGACGGCATTTCATCCACTAAGGTAAGTCATTGGAATAGTGCCTATGACTGGTACGCCCTTATGACTACTGACGAGGAGACTGCGGACGGAATTATCAATAAGTGGAACGAGGTGGTGAGCTTCCTCGCCAATATTGCGCAGACAGACACTTTAAGTGGTATCGTTGACGGAATCAACAAGTCTATATCTGACGAGGTAGCAAGAGCGAAAAAGGCAGAAGGGGTAAATGCTTCGGGCATATCCGCAAACAAAGGGAGTATCGCCACCTTGCAAGGCTACTTCACAAACGGTTCAGCGAAGAAGGCTCTCCAGCTTACTAATGCTCGCAAATTGTGGGGAAATTCGTTCAATGGCACTGCTGACATCAATGGAAGCATCATCGTACCTAGTGGAAAGTATATCTCCATCGGTAACATCAAGTTGGAGTATGATGCAGCTAATAAGGCGCTGAAGATTACGAATACTACGACCGAAGAGGTGGCTAACCTCTACACAAGTGGTGGAGTGTCTGCTTATGGTGCTGGAACATCTTCATCAAGCGGTGGAGGTGGGTTGAATGGTTCTGTTAAAGCATACAATGATGCGCTGAAGCTCACATCAGAATCGCTGTCTGAGGTTGCTTCTGCCTACTCTATCAAGCAGCTCTCTACTAGAATCACGTCACTGGAAGGTGGCAGTGCTACATCAATATCCGTATCTGGCAGCGGTAATGCGGTTACGTCTGTTACCAAGAATGGCACTACTATCAGCGTAGTTAAAGGTGCAACGTTCCTCACCAGTCACCAAAGTTTAGCAGGCTACGCAACGCAAGATTGGGTGAATGCCAAAGGCTACATCACCTCTAGCGGCGGTTCGTCTTTTGTATGTAAAAATGCTTTGCCTACTACTGCAAACAACACCGTCAAAGCCTATAAGGACAGCTTGGTTAAGTTCTTTGAAAATTATCCAAATGGAATCGGTGCGAATGTCGCTGTCAGTGCTTCTATCATCGGTAATTGGTCGAATGATGCTGCAACATTTTATAATTCGAATAATTATTCCGTAATAAAGATAGGCGGTGCTTATGGAAGTATGGATTATGGACAATTTCTGCTAAGTACATACGCCCTAAAAAGAGTTGGAATAGTAGGAAGAGACCATAACACATGGACTGCAATCAAATGGCTCGCATACACAGACGACATTCCTAAGAATAACAACCAGCTTACAAACGGAGCAGGTTACATTACGTCAGCAGGAAGCTGTAAATATGCAACCTCGGCAGGAAGCGCAAATTCCGTAGCATGGAGCAATGTGAGCGGAAGACCTACGAAAGTCAGTCAGTTCACCAATGACAGCGGCTACATCACCTCATCGGCAAGCATCACTGGCAACGCTGCGACTGCAACCAAGGTGAACAACTCCCTTTCGGTCTTCGGCAAGTTATTCAATGGTTCGGCTGATGTGACCGTTGCGGACACGGACTTGATTGCTTCTATATCAACAGCCACATCGAACTTGACCGACAAGACGGAGATTCTTACTTCCTATGCGAGCGACAATGGATTCAACGACAGCAACGCCAAGAATAGGATACATAGAAGACCAGCGTCGGCAATATGGGGTTACATCAACAGCAAGACCATCTCCAATGCGGATAAGTTGGATAATGTCCACCTCAACGGCATATTCACCGCTTTGAGCAACACGAACAATGGAGTGAGCATGACAATCGGAACGGTTGCAAAATCGTTGGCGAACATGCAAGTGTACTCGGCAACCAAGTTGGCAACGGCACGAAACATTGCTTTGGGACATGATTTTCGAGGCTCGGCGAACTTCGATGGAACAGGAAACATCACCATTAATGGACATATCAATGCGGCTATTATCAGTCTCGGCTCGACAGACCCTAGTCCTTTCAAGAGGATTGCGCACGTTCAAGTTTCGGGTAGTTATAATGATAATGCACTGTTGTTGTATCTCAGCCAAGGTTGCATTGGTGGCTCTTTCGGAATATGTAGGGTGGAGTTCAGAACAAATAATGTAAGTGAAGCTGGCTCGGCTGTTGCATCTGTAAAATGGTTGTTTCGCTATGGCTATGCGCCGGATTACGTACAGGTAGGATTTTACTCAGCAAAGAATAACAGCTACATGGATGTGTTCGTAAAGACCACTGGCAGTTATCAAGGAACGGTTATAAGATGTTTGCAAGATTCAAGAGGTAGCATAAACTCAAACGTCTCTTTGTTGAAGGCGACAGCAACCACGGAGGCATATACTTCCATAGAGGCGGCGGCAACGGCACTATACAAACTTGCATACACAGCCATTGTTAAAGGTTCAGATGCAGGAGCGGTGAACTATGCTAACAGTGCTGGTAACGCTGGCACCTTGGACGGCATCCACGCCAACGGATTGTTCACCAACCTGTCCAACAACGGCAACAACTTGTCCATAACCATTGGCGGTACAAACAAGACGTTGACGGTGGGCTATGCTACGAAGGCGGCGCAACTCAACACCGCTCGCACCTTGTGGGGACAGAGCTTCGATGGAACAGGGAACGTGAACGGTACGCTCATCAATACCAACTCGGCAGGATCGGAAACCATCATCAGGTGCTCGAACACCAACGGGCAGATAGACTTGCTGACAAGTGTCAACAGAGGTGTCTATGACCGCACAAAGACAAGGTGGCTGATTGGCACGAATGGAGCGAACTCATGGCTTGATTGCGGAAACGTGGGAATCGGTACTACCGCACCTGCATACAAACTGGACGTGAGCGGCGATGCGAGGGCAACCAACTTCCGTGGTGCTCTTGTGGGCAACGCTGCGACTGCTACGAAGCTACAGACGGCACGTACAATATGGGGGCAGTCATTTAACGGTACGGCTAACGTGAGCGGAAGCATTACAGGTGTGAATAACATCACGATGAGCAACAACTCATACCTCTATGGAAAAAATACTGGTGGTACGGCAATCCAGTTGATAGCAATGGCTAGCTGGAATAGCGTAGATATTGGTAGAGGTGCGCTTGTCTATGGATATACCACGCAGGTGATGGGTAAGACTGTAGCCCTTACCGCCTCTGACGATAGCGGAAAGAATACAAAATCGGTGGAACTCTCAACCGCCAAGTTTTATTCTAATGTAAATATCGAAACCGAAGGAGGACTGCTTGCTCATGGAGGTGTCACTGCCTACTCATCCTCAGATATCCGTCTGAAGCAGGATTTGCGGAAGCTGGACTACTTGGGTATCATCAAGGCAATGGGTGGCACATTCGGATTTGCCTGGAAGAAGGACAACACAAGGTCTATCGGTTGGATTGCCCAGCATGTCTTGTGCAACCCTCACTTAAAGGACATCGTGGAGACTGACGAGAATGGCTACTACAAGATAAATTATTGGTCTCCGAAGCTGATTGCAACGGCATTCGGTGCTATCGAGCAGGTGGGCGATGAGGTCAGCAGGTTGAAGGCTCGGGTGGTCTTCCTCGAATCAGAGGTTCAGCGATTGAGCGGAAAGCAGGACGGCAATAACAAGAAGAGATTAGATAACAAGAATATTAATTTATTAAATTAGATTAGAAATGGAGAATTTAAAGATTAACAAGAAGAGTGAACAGACAACCGCCACTTACACAAAGGGCGGCTATCGAGTAGAAATTACCTACAATGTTGACAAGACGGGAGGCAACATCGACAGCATCAATATGAGTATCTACGCAGATACCAATGGTAACTATCTCGGCAACGCGAACGCAAGCTCCAACGGCAGCGAGCTGACCTACAACATCAGCGGCATCCCTCAGAGCAAGCTCAGTGAGGTGTCAGCATTGATAAGTGAGGTTGATACCGCTATCGCTGCCAACATGGCTAGCGAGGCAGCAGAGTAAGTATCGTGAGTATTAACGCAGGGTGGCTCTTATAGAGCTGCCTTGCCTAGTGTTTTAAGTTCTAAAGATTAAGCGTATGGCATTAGCAAACGGAAAAATAACGGCTCCCGTCAGTATCGACGACCTGAAGAACCTCTTCGGAGAAGGCAGCGGCGACCTTGCCACGCTGTGTACGTCACCGAAGATAAATGTTTGGGCGAAGTATAAGCCTACCGTGTACCCCTCACCTTTCCCCGATGACTGGTACAAGGCAAAGGATGGCAACTACGGCATCAATATCACGATAGAAAACGGCAAGAGCAACTGGAAAGACCTTGTAGCGGAATATTCAAAGGCTAATAATGGATATGGCACTTTATATGACAAGCCAACTGGCGGTGCGTCTTCTCCATTCCGCCTTGGAGATTTCAGAGGCTACTTTCACAATGCGAATCCCGAAGTAAAGGATTATCTATCCAACAACGTGTTCATCCGTGAGAGTGATACCAATCAGATACTCACCCTGTTCAATCCTGTATCGGCAGATGGCTTACAGGTAAGCTACTTCGACTTTGCTGCATTCAAGGATAAGTATTTCGGCTACATCATCACCGATAAGAGCAAGTCCACCCTCATGTTCATCACCACCGCATCCAGCGTGGGAACATTCACAGTGCCGCTTCCCAAGAACGCTCTCCAGGTAGGTGATTACCTTGCCTTTCCGATGTTCTGCTCATTCAACTATTCCAGCGTCCACACCCTTCATCAGATGACTTGTTACGCCATCCCAAACCTCGCAGGAGGCAAGCAGCTCTCCATCATCAGCCAGTCACAAGCTGTTGCAAGCAACTTCGCACAGATTAGGGCAGAGCAGAAGCTTGGTAGAATCATCGTAACGCTGAAGATGAAGGAGAATGCCAGCCAGGTAAACAACGTAACCGTATATTGCGTATATCAGACTGACCCGTCAGCTGGTCAATCTATGGTGGCAGGAGAATACTACAATACCATAGGCACGATGAAGGCTGGTGAAACTAAAACGGCAACATTCAGGAATTTAACCAGCGGCAAGTCATATAAGATATACGTGATAGCCAACGGTGTATGGGTTGCCAAGGGGCTTATCCCATTTGTCAGCAGTATTGACCCTGATTTGCAGTAGATATAAAAAAAGTGTAACTATATTAAAAATAAGAAAGAAATATGAGCGTAAATAACGGAAAAATCACCCCCCCCATATCCATCGATGATGTTAAGTCGGTGCTGGGAGAATTATCAACTAATGATTTGGCTACTCTTTGCAAGTCCGCCAAGATAAATATGTGGGCAAAATACAAACCAACATGTTACCCTTCACCATTTCCCGATGATTGGTATAGGGCTAGGGACGGGAACTATGGAATTTCTGTTCCAAACTATAACACTCTAGAGTCTTTGTACAATGCTTATTTTATAGATGGTGACGAAAATCACGATAACGGATATTCGTATGAGAGACCTTCGGGAGGAAGCGCAGAGCCTTATCGCTTGGGTGATTTTAGAGGATACAATAGTAAAGCTACTAGTCCAATTTTTGGTTTTAGTGCTACAGTAAGGGCTACATCCAATAGCGGTGTGTCGGGGGCTTGTGGATTCCGCAGACCGTCCGTAGGTGAAGATGATAGAGTTAACCTAGAAGATATTGGTATAACGAAAGATTGTTATTTCGGCTTCGCTCTGTTCAAAAAAGGGAAACCTGTTTATTTTAGGACGGAATCAAACACTGTAAGCAATGGTAATTTTCAGGTGCAAATCGGTGGAAATGGTTCTAATTTAGCTACAGGAACTTACGTTGCCATTCCTTTTCTTTCCACTGCTAAGTATGACACTAGTGACAGACCTAATTTTGTAGCAGGAAGTTGGTATCCGATTCCTACAGCAGTGCCAAACGATGTGATAATAGAAACAACTCAGAATGCTTACTTGCGAGACTTGAAGTTAAGTTATCAGGCATTAACCCAAAAGGTTACATTGAAGAATGTTGGTTCTACGACATATAAAAGAATCTATATTGATATTAGGTTCTCTACAAGTACTCAAACGACTGCTTTCCAATTTGGCGAGTATAGGGCTGTAGCCAACAAAGATATTGCACCTAATGAGATTATCACAGTTGATATAAGTAAATATGCCTTACTAGAAGGGAAAAGTTATAAAGCTATGCTTTACGCAGCAAATACGTTTGTTGACCAGATACTCTTGCTATCTAATTCGGAAATGTAAGGCTAAGGTGTTAGGTTATTCCGATTAAACACTGTTGAGATTGGGATGGAAGCAAATGGTGCTGAGTTGTTTGGTGGTAGTCTATATTATCATCGTGGTGTGCCAGGATGGACGAAGATATAAGTTGGTATAATAATTCCTCTTATATCCTTGCATATATAGAATATTTTCCGTATCTTTGCAGAGGATATAGAATATTATTTTAAGTTTAACATAAAGAGCAGAACAAAATGAAGAAGATTAAGACAATCGAGGCTGTTTCAGCCTACAGAACATTGAAGGCATTGAAGACATCATCAATGAGCGATGATGCCGCTATGCGAGTTTGGAAGAATATGAAGGCTTTGCGCCACGTAGCCGATACCTACGACAAGGATGTTGAGGAAGCGCAGGAGAGCTTGAAGGACGATAAGTTCGAGGAGATGCAGCGCAAGCTCCAGGAGTGCCAGCAGCTTGAGCAGAAGCACGCCGATGAGGGCTACGAATACACCAAGGACGATTCAGCCAAGTTCGCTGAGGTCAATGAGTACTTCTACAATCAGAAGCAGAAGACCGAGAAGTACTTCTCAGACCTTGCCAATGCCGAGGTAGAGGTAGCCATCGAGGCAGTTGACGAGAAGGAGCTTTTCAAGGCAGCTAAGGATTGCGGCTTGAAGTTCGCCGATATGGAGAGCCTTGAAGTGGTGATAGGATAATTCCAATAGTAGATACAATAATAGCGTTAGAATGGCATTCTTGTTCGTTCTAACGCTATTTTGTTACCATTTTATGTTATTTTGGTAACAGAGAAGCGGTAACGGAACTTACGAATTGTTACTTTTTACAAAGCTTAACACAAAAATTAATCAAAAACCGATTGCTTTTATTAGAGAATGCGTACCTTTGCGGCATCAATCTTTTAAATCAACTAAAATATAATAGCTTATGACTAAAGAAGAAGAAGCTGAAGTCCATCGGTTAGTTCAATCAGTCGGTGTTGTACAGTTGTCAAGAGTAATGTTTAAGGACATGGACGTTAGCGAAATGATAAACGTCATTATCCTTGCAGGTAGAGGCTACAGCATAAAGCTACTCACTTGGTTTAAGTATTATTGTGAAGTGATGCCTCTGTTTATCATGCTTTTTCATATTGCATGCATGGTAACATTTGCGTCTCATGAAAAAGAAATGTGCGTATGGTTTAAGGAGAATTGGGTATCGGCAGCATTTATCTATTTTTCCGTTTACATCCATCCGCTTGTGCTTATAATTGCGAGCAGATTCTTTTGGCTCTGCTACAGATGGCGTATTCCGATGATAATCTACCTATTTGGGATAAATGCTATTCATATCGTATACTGGAATGTTTTCACCACCAACGAAATGGTGGAAGCTAATGCTGTAATACTTGTAATGACCATTATATTTTATGTATATGGTTTTGCCGATAAGTATTTCTCAGGCAAGGGCTGTCAAAGTTTAATCTCTAGATTATAATGATATGGGAAAGTTATTTGGTTATCACACCTTGGGAGTGTTATTAAAATCGTTATCGGATTCTTGTTTTCGAGCAGACGAGCAAGAGAAGAGAGGGGAGAAGGTAACTGCTTGCGGAATGAGTAGCGATGAGATAGAAGACCTTTGTGAGAACTATCTGCCGTATGCTCTCAACCCGATGCTATCTACCGAGGAAGTCAAGGAGAAACTTCACGTTTCTGACGCAACATTGAACAGAATGGTAGCGAGGGGCGACATTCCTAACGGTGAGTGCAAGAAGCGTGGACATACAAGATATTGGAAGAAGTGGGATATTCTTCACTTCATTAAGAGTAAGAGAGGTAAGTGATTGCCTCTCTTTTTTTTGTTTCAGTTTGCGTGAGTGACAGTTGCAATTTTTGCAACTGTCACTCTGACTTCCCAGATTTCGTGGATTTAAAAGTACAATATTTCGGAGAAATTATATACAATATTTCTTCAAAAATATATATTGGTTTAAAATGACATTACCCACTATCACCTTAAATCTCTGATAATCAACCACTAAAAGAAAGTGTGATAGAGTTATATTTGCTTTCCCCTATTCTTCGTACCTTTGCATCCGTAACGTTACAATAGTGTTAGTTAATATTAAGGATTTCAAAAGATTGTATTATGGAAATGACAGATGCAAAGGTCGTAGAGAAGAAAATCTACGAAGAGGGAAAGAAGCACGATGATTATGCTTCTAAGGCAACAGGCAATGCTGGTCTTACCCTTGGTATCATCGGCACAGCACTCGGTGCTGGTGCTTGGTTGCTTGGCGGTAACAACCGCAGTGTGTTTGGTTCACTCGGTGGCAGCAATATGCCTGAGAACGTGAACATCAACGCCTATGGAGCTAACGCAAGTTCCAATCAGCCAACCGCCTTGCAGGTAATGGAGAAGGAATGCGATGATGAGGTGAAGTTGCTTACCTACATGTTCGGTATGAAGCTCGACACAGCTAACAAGTTCTACGCTATGCGCGAGACAGACATCGCTGAGAAGTTCTCTATGTATAAGGGTGCTAACGATGCTATCAACGCCGAGAACCGCCGTGCAATGCAGGCTGAGTTCGGTCTTTACAAGTCTCAGGTTGATGCGGACTTCGGTCTGTACAAGAATCAGAGAGACCAGTATGACGCATTGCAAGCAAAGTTTAGTGACCTTGACAAGAAGGTAGCCGTGATGGAGGCTCTTACTCCTTACAAGGAGAAGATTTTGCTGCAAGCTATGGAATTAAAGACTGCCTATGACATCAAGGGTCAGTTGGTACTTCCTAGCACTCCTACAGTTACAGGTTACGGCAGTTATTGCTGCTGCAAGACTCCTTCAACTCCCACTACAGGAGCGTAACAGAGCTGTAAGGAAGTCTGTAAAAAGGACTAAGAAGAAATGAGTTGGTGAGGGGTGTTTGCCCTCGTTGGTGGATGCCCTCTCACCTCTCTATAATATATCACCAACTTTAAAGATATTGATTATGATGAATTTCGGGAACAGCCCATTATTGGATATGGGTACAAGTCAGCAACAGCCGCCAACGATGGATGCCGAGCTACAGAAGATGTATGAGGCAATACAGCAGAAGCGAGCATCTATCAATATGCAAGCGCAGCAATCCGCCACCCCTTTATGGGATGAGATTGATAAGATTGAGGACAATCTTACAGGCGCACAGCGTCAGTACTTGATGCAGAATCAGGAATACGTCAATAGCTTGCAATATGTGTCTAAGCTAGTGCAAGACGAGGAATTGCGCATCATACGTCCTCGCATTGAAAGCACTCAGCAAGGACAGGAAGCATTGAAGAAACATCTATCTTTGATGCAACGATTGAGAAAAGAAGTAGCGCAAGCAGAGGAACATAAATCTGCTATGCTCAACGATTATATGACTAACCACAGCGACAAGACTTGGCAAGAGTATCTCGCTTGGTACAATAAAACACATAAAGGAGAAACTAAGAAATGAACGTAACAGAATTGAAAGAAAAACTGCTTACATCGCTTGACCTGTGGGCAGATGCTAGAATAAGTGATATGGTGAAGGAGAACCCTGCACTGGCTATCCCTTCAGTGTATATGAAGCGAGCATCGCACAATATCATCGCCAAGCACAAGGATAGTTGGGGCAAAAGCATTGACAACGCTACCCTATTCATTGCCGATGAAGACGGCAACATAGATGCTGATACCATATTCTCAGACCTCATGCAGATGTTGGAGAATATAAGCAACTACGAGTTTGATTTCGGATTTATCAAAGGTAGGATTGATGGCGGTACTTTGTCCATTGATTTGCCTGATAATATTATAACGACAATATTGTTCGGCAGCAAGAAGAGTATCAGCTTTACAAAAACTGACTTTGAGGAGTTGAAAAGTCTGATAACAGCAGAATAATCACATATATAAATACAAGACAATATGGAAGCAAAAGAGATTATGAGTAAGTTTGATGAGCTGTATGGAATGATGGCTTCATCAACCAACGTGAAGTATATGCACGTATTCGGCAACACAATGCGCTGCATGATGAAGGATATGGCATCAAAGCACCCAGAGTTGGCGCAAGAGTATCTTGATAAGCTCTGCGCCATCAAGTGGAAGAACTATCTTACCAAGAATGAGGCATCAGAGATTGTAAAGGGAATGAATCCATCTGCAACATGGGATATGCAGACATGGCTCAATGCTATGACTGGTCTCGGACTTGCAACAGAGGAGAAGCCTTACTACAACGATTACGCTTTGTACGTTGCAATGAATCAGGTCGTAAGCGACCACGGATATACAATTGCCAAGATACTCGGCAAGGAAGACGTGAAGGATATTGGTACAGAGCATTTGGTCAAATATGCACACAACCTTGCTCTTGACTTGTTAAAAGACAAGGATGGCGTGTACGACATCAGAGAGTATTTTCTGAAGTAACATCAAAAATATACGGTTATGAAAAAGGTATTCGAAGACATTATAGCTAGCAATGACATGCAGGCTATAAAGAACTGTGTTACGATAATGGCTGATTGTTGTGAAGTCGGAATGAACGACAGCGTAATGCTTGATATGATGAAGCAGGTCAAGGGAGAGATTGGCGCGTGTCATTATGACGAAGAAATGGCAGATATGCATCTTTGTCTCATAGGACAGCTTCACACTAAAGATGTAGCCAAGGACTATTGGCATGAGGTCAAGAATGACAACATCAATCTCGAAGACTGGTGCGTTCTCTGGGGAGAAATGGTAAAGCGTAACGACGCAAAGATAAAGAAATGGTTCCCGAAGATCAACACACTTGATTTCGAGCGAAAGATTTTCGACGAATGCGTTTCTTTCTTGGAAAACGGCGGAATGCCATATTATAATCTGAATATCTGATTTTTTCGTTATTCTGAATGAAGTTTCGGTTTTTTTTGCTATCTTTGCAGAAAGAGACCGAAACTTTATTTTTATTAATTATTCAGGATAACGAAAATGGCAGAAAGATTAAGAGAATTATTAGTAGGGGTCGTGATAGCGGTCGTAGCCTACTTAAAGCCTATTGATGGAGAATTGAAGACATTGGCTTTGGTTTTCTTTCTCAACTTTGTGTTTGGATACCTTAGTGGTATGATAGCTAAAGGTGAGAAATTCGAACTCAAGAAGGCACTTATTTGCGTAGGTCACGCAACGATATACTTCGTTCTATGTGCAGCCGTATATACCATTGGTAGGTGGAAAGGGCAAATGGATGGAGCTATTCAATGTGTGTCAATGATTACCTACGTTGTGATTTACTTCTATGGCATGAATATCACCCAAAAGATGATGGAGATATTCAAGAAAGGTACGCCACCATGGATGGTAGCGAACTTTCTACATTATTGCCTTGGACTATACTTCTTGGAGAGAATACCTTTCCTGGCATCATTTTTTAACTCGTACAAACAACAGAAAGGGAATCAATCATGTTAATTACAATAGATAGGGCTTGGAAAAAGGATGGCTATACTATCAGCCGTCTTTACGTCAACGGTGAATTGTTCGGCTGCAATACTCTTGAAGATACAGACAGAGGATTGAATCAAGAAATGGATTTGAATGAAATCAAGAATAAAAAGGTATATGGGCAGACTGCAATACCAAGCGGCAGTTATGAATGCGTATATACCTACTCCAACAGATTCAAGAAGATGTTGCCGTTATTACTGAATGTCAAAGGATTTGAAGGAATACGCATACATAGCGGTAACTCTGCAAAAGACACAGAGGGGTGTATTCTTATCGGTAAAAACGATAAGAAAGGATGGGTTAGCGATTCTCGCTTCTGGGTAAGCAAGCTCATTCAGGCTATGAAGACAGCTTGGGATAAAAAGGAAAAAGTAACGATAGTAATTCAGTAGCTTATGAAACTGATTGATAAGATAACAAAGGTTGTAATTGCCATTGCAGTATCAATGCTGATTCTATCAATGTTCTGTAGATGTAAGGCGAAAGAACGTGTGATAGAAAAACAGACATACGTCACCGATAAGCGTAACGAGGCTAAGTGGGATTCACTCTTTAACGCAAGGCTTATTAAGGAACTGGAATCATATAAAGTATCTCACAAGGAATCGGTGAAGTCTACAACGAAAGAGAAGACTCATATAAGGGATAGTACAGCTTCGAAATACGATGCGAACGGAAACAAAGTCGGAGAAGACAGATTCCACTACGAATATCACGAGATATCACAGGAAGATGTACAGATACTGAGAGATAGTATTTCTAGTCTTAAGGAATACAAGGATAGTGCTGCGATATATCATAGCAAGTGTGACTCCTTAATCTCAGTGATAAGTAAAATATCGAAAGATAAAGTATATGTAGAGAAACAACTATCAAAGACCGATAAAGCTTTCTTGAATATAGGTAAGATAGCATCAGTTTGTCTTTTTATAGGTATTCTCGCATTTTTATGTTGGAGATACTGGAAGTAAAGCTACACAAACGTTCTTAGTTTTTTTAATATTTTTATTTGGTTATTAGTTGATTTACAAACAAAAAGGGGTGACCGCACGCGATGTGTAGCCACCCCAAAACACATATAGATAATGCACAGAAATTCAATCTTCTTCAGCTTGCAGGAACTTAATACTATACTCCGTTTCGTAGTATTTCTTCTGTTCGTCGGTCAGCATTCTTGTTTTGCTGTCAAAGAACAGGGTAAGCAGCTCTCCATAATCCTTATCGTAAAAGTAGTTGTACTTTCGGCAAAGATAATTTCTGGCATTCATACACTTGCCGGAAACTGTCTTAAACTTACGCTTTGTCTTCTGTGGCAAACCGCTGGCAGCTCTCAGCTTCTCAACGGCAAGAACCCTTCTCAGTGTTTCCTGTCTCTTTCTATTAGCCTCATCGGTACGTGTACGAGCAGCACTCTCCTTCTGTATTCGTTTTGTAGTCTCATCTGTATGCTTGACCCCAAGCCTCCTCGCCAGGTTGTTGACCGATGCCTTTGTTATACCGAGAATCTTCCCTACCTCTGTGGCCGAAAGATCTGGATAGAGATTGCGAATAGCCTGATTCCTCACATCCTTCGCTTCCCTCTTCCTTCGGATAAAGGAGTCCCCGTGTACCTTATGCAGCCACCAGTAGATGGTCTGTACGGTGCATCCGAATGATTTTGCCAATTTGCTTGGCGACTCACACGGATGCTCCTTTATATAATTTTTCTGTTCGTCTGTAAGTACGTTCATATTATTTTTTATCAGAAGAGCCGTAGCCGTTATCACCACGCTCTGTTTTGTTTAACTCATCCGTCTCTACAAACATGATGTTGTCACTTGTTTCTAGGTGAAATTGCACGATTTTATCACCAACCTTGTATCGCGGCATATTTGGCATAACATGATAGAATACGGCAGAAATCTCGCCAGTATATGGGTCATCGACAGTGCCTTCACAATTACTGAGAATCATACCAGTCTTATATACGGAAGAACGAGGACGAAACGTGAAGCATCTCGAAATATCGGCAGGTTTGTTGCGATTTTCAATCTGCAAAGCAAATCCAAGACCATACTTCCACACATTAGGGGCAACCTCTTCTTCTGATACCGCATAGCAGTCGTAGCAGAAATCATCGTTATGCGCCTTAGATGGCATGATAGCGTTCTCGTTTGTCTTCTTAAACAAGACTGGCACGCCAATAACCTCGGTGAATCTATCAATTTCCACGCCATCGACGTTCACCTTTCCGTAGAACATATCAGCAGGGCGAGTCCAAACCTTGCGCTCCCCATAGAGAGCCTGATAAACAACTTCTTTCTCCTGAGTTTCACTATTAGTGACCTCAGTAATAAATCTGTAATAGCCTCCTTTGAAATGTCTGTAAATCTTTTCCATTTTAATATTTAAAGTTTAAAATTCATGTTCACTACACACTTTGTCGCAAGATGATTCATGCTCGTTATTACAACACCATCCTACGCCGTAAACGTCTTCGTTGTCAAACCAATGACAGTTACCGCAACATCTTTCTTTTTTCATACGCTGTACTGTTTTAATCTTTCTACACTACGACGAAGGTCTCTCGGACGGAATGGATTCTTTTTATTAAACTTTGCCGCCTCGTTTCTGTACCTACGAGCATTCCAGTGATTTGTTAAACTTATCGCCTTTTTGATACGGTTGTCTTTGAAAGGGATATGAGCATGAGGGTCAAATGTTTCATCATACACTCCATTGATATGGTCGAACATTCGCTTTAACCAATATGATTCTTTCATACCATCGCACACTGAGCCATCGCCATTATTGTACTCATCAACTATAGACTTGTACTTCATTATCTTCTTTGCTAATTTAATCTTCATAAGCTTTTACCTGTTAAGTATTCTAACCAATCGGAAAAACGCATAAACCATTTTGGCAGAGGTGCAGCTCTACCAACATACGAGCTTAGTGGAATAATAACAAATCCTGTTATTTTAATATATAGGCAAGCTATAATACACAAAGCTACATAAGGGATTGAGAAAATCACAGCCAATACAAGTACTGAATAAAATAATATTTTCTTCATTCTTTACCTTCCTTTCTGTCGAACTTATTGCCAACAATCTTCAAAAGACTTGTGTGGCTAGCATATACATGCACAGTTGCAAACATACCAACCTTTTCATACACATAACCACAAACATGTCTTTTCCACTTTATCGCTGACGCTATACCGCTATCTTTATCGTACAAGATGTCATTTTCAAAGATGTCCTTACCATCCTTGTCTTTCAGTCCTGTGAACTGGCAGACGGTGGAAGGGTCAACCTCATAAGTGATATTTCTGTTCAACATACTTTCTTCCTGACGATTTTCGATGATGTAGGTGTTACCACATTCGGCATAAAAGTAGCCTTCCACCCACTCACCATTATCAAGACTTTTTGCCTTGAACTTGATATTTTCTACTTTCAT